AGCTGCTTTGGAAGAAGCTAAAACAAATCCTATTTCTAATATAGAATCTAAAAAAGCTGATATAGAAAGAAGGAGACAAGAAGAATTAGAAATTGTTAAAAATATAGGGGAAGATAAATTAAAAGAAGGTAGAGAAAATACTAAAAAAATTGTAGAGTCTTTAAAACAAAGATACTCTGCAACATCTGTTCAGGGGATAATTATTAGAATATTAGAAAAATTAATTGATTTTAGTAAATATTCTACTATTGTAGATTCTGAATATATTAATGGTAGAAATGCAAGTGGACAAGCTACTTGGTTTGGTATGATGATTTCTCAAGAAACACTTGATGGAATTTTAGCTGGAAAAGAACATGAAGTTCACACATTTATACATGAGTTTATACATGGATTTACTACATCAAAAATATCAGATTATAATATTGAAAAACAAGGTTTAATACCAGGTTTTAAATCTAAACTTACAGCTAAAGAAAAAAATGCAATAGAACAATTACAAAGAATATTTCAAAAGGTTAAAAGAGATAATCCTAAATCCAGAGAATATGGATTTACTAATTTAGATGAATTTATTGCAGAAGCATTTAGTAATACAGGTTTTCAATATACTTTAAAAAACACAAAAGCAGAAGGTAAAAAATCTAATTTATTTTCTGAATTTATAAATGCTATTAGCGATTTATTATTTGAACAATTAGAAAGATGGGCTAAAAGGTTTAATAAAGAAATTCCTGACAGAAGTACAATAACAGGTATTTTAGAAGATGTATTAGCTTGGACAGAAGAGTTAATTGACCAAAACAATAAACTTGCTTATATAGCTACAAATGAAGAAATCAATGCAAAATATGATGCGGAATTAGCTGCTTTGGAAGAAGCTAAAACAAATCCTATTTCTAATATAGAATCTAAAAAAGCTGATATAGAAAGAAGGAGACCTACGTCTTATATTAGAGATTCTAAAGATAAAAAAAGTCCTCTTGAAACTTTTAGAAATGAAGCTAAAAGAGAATGGGATGGAGTTTCTGTTATTACAGGAGATAGAATGAAAAACCTATATGTAGGTATTCAATTATTTGTAGAAGCCTATCCAGAGCATAAAGACTTACTTGATAAATTTATAAAGAAAGAAAATGGTACTATTGGTATTACCAATAATAATTTATCTTTTGTATTAAACACACTTAAAAAGCAAGGTGTAACAACAGAGAGTGAATTAGGGGTTAAAATCAATGCTAAATATGATGCAGAATTAGCTAACTTAGATACAACAGAAAAAGCTAATGAAGAAATGGTAGTTGTTGAAGAATCACTACTGACATCGAGGGACATAGTAAAGGAGAATGATATTGCCCCTCCTGCCGATGATAACCTATCAACTGACCTAGCCGCCCAGCTAACGGAGGATGAGCGAATACAGGAAGAGAATTTGTCTATTACAAAAGCCCCGAAGCATACTTCGGGTTTAGCGTTTATAGGAAGCAAGGTGTCAGATTTGGCTACTGAATACAATAACATGGAGGGTATTGTATCCGATATCCTTTCAGAGTATCAGAAGAGCTTAGAGGCCTTTAAGAAAGCAAAAAACAAGGCTGGTGTCAAGGAGATGGAGTCGAAGATTTCGGCTTTGGAGGCGGAGGTTCATTCTTACGTTGCTAATCAGTATGAAGAAACGGCACCGGAGATATTAAAGTATGCAGCCGAAAAGGGATTGGTTCTTGAGAATGAAGATGCGGATGCTTTTGTTAGGGATGTGTTTTCTGAAATGTTCGAGCGCCCTGGTATTGAATCAAACTTCAATAAAACTGCGCATGAGGTAATTGACGGACTTATCGAGGATAATTGGAAAGAAGAGCCGGTTGTTCCAGAGTCCGAAACTACGCCAGAGGCTTCCGATGTAATCATGTTGCCGATAAAGGATATCATAACTGATGAGGCAAGGTTCCAGAACAGGCAGGCGCTTAATGAAGATGTTGTAAACTCCATAGCCGAAAACTATAACTCGGCAAAGTTTGACCCTGTTGTAGTGTGGATTGACCCGAGCACAGGTAAAACTATTGTTCTTTCTGGTCACCACAGATTTGCAGGTGTTAAGAAGAAGGGATTGGATAAGGTAAAGGCTACATACTTTGAGGGAACGGAGGCGGAGGCTATTGCTTACGCTAAAGAGGAGGCCAATGCAAACCGTACCATGGAAACACCTTTGGAGAGGGCTTCTATTTACAGGAAGATGAGGGATGCTGGAAGCAGCAAGAAAGAAATTGCTGATAAGGCAAAAGACCTGGAAAGGGGAAATTCCGCCTTTATAATCAACCTATCCCACCTCAACCCAGACGGAAAGACGGTTGCAGCAATTACGGCATTAGCCGGTTCGCAGGACAGGGCTACTCAAAAGGAGGCAGACAGGATCGCGGATTGGGTAGGTAGCGCAAGGAGGCAAATACCTTCTCTTACCGACAGGCAGGAGAATGAGATGTATGACTTTCTTCTCGATAAGGATGCGTCAAAGAGGTTTACGCGCAGAGAGGACTTTGTTCAGAAAGTGGCAAGTATTGTCGGAACTATCGGCTTTAACGAAAACTCCATGCTGAATCTTAAAAGGATACAGGCAGTTACTCAAGGGGAAAGCGAATACGAGGCTAAGCGAAGTGAGTTGGATGAGAAGATAAAGGAAAAGCAGGGGCATATTGACGAACTGAACGAGCGCTTTAATAACCCTAATAACAAGCAGTACGTTAAGCCAACGGCACCGGATTACGATAACCTTGTAAAGTTAGCTGAAACGCTAAAGGAAAAGCACAAAGCAGATTTAAAGGCATTGCGTAAGCGTATGCTTGACTTGGTTTCCGAAAAGGGAAACATGATAGGCGCTGGGCTTAATCAAGGTGATTTGTTTGGCGGTGGAGGTAATGAGATTCCATTCGAGATTGAAAAGAAAGTAGAAGAGGAGTTTAATGGGGTTACGGCTGATGATTTCGCTAAAGAGGCAGAGGATGAAAAGGTGTGGAATGAATTAGCTGGGGTAGATAAGGTTAAATATGTTCCATCGGAATTAGTGGACAAATACGACCTTCCAGAGTATGCTGATGAGTGGAAATGGAGCGAATTGCCAGATGAGGTTAAGAATGAAATATCTGACCGGCTAGCTGGTAAGGAAACTAGCTACCAAAAGGCAGAGAAAGAAAAGCAAGCGAACAGTAGTGCGGAAAAGAAAGCTATTGAGGAATACAACAAAGCGAAGAAAGACTTTGGCTCGATGGATAAAACTTCGTTGAGTCCGGGTGAACTTGCAGATTTTGAAAATAGTTTGGAGAACTTAAAAAAGAAAGCATATGGCAACGAAACTGACAGAAGCTCAGAAATTGGTAAGGAAGATAATGGGCAAACCGAAAATGACCTCGGACGAGATGGAAGCGACCGCGGCAAGGATACGAAAGAAGAAGTCGATGGCGATAAAACAACGGACGTTGGAGATGCTGGCGAACAAACTTCTAAGGACACCGAAGAATCCAAACCCACAATTCGGAAACTTAGGGAAGGGGTTAAGCGGAAAATCGTAAAGATTGACGAAGACTTGCTGAACGACCTGGATGATTTCTCAAAACTTATTCCACCTGGCGGATTGATGTTGAACCCGGAGCAAATAGCTTTGGGTGTTAAGATTTTAGGGAAGTTCACCCAGAAAGGCGCTTACAAGTTTGCCGATATAGTCCTTTCTCTTGTTGAGGCTATGGGCGAAGAGAAGACAAAGGGATTGCTGCCGGCACTTAAAGCGGCTTATGCTTCTTTCCATATGGGCGCTGATGATGCCGTTTCGGAGCAGTTGAGCGACTTGAAAGAGGTTAAGAAGTTCGACTTCGATACCTTCATAAAGGAAAGCTACTCCGAAGAACCGGTTCAAGAAATAAAGGCCGTTGATCGGGAATACCCTACGCCAGCGATAAAGGATATTGTAGAGGGTTGGAGGGATAACCCTACTGACAGATATTTGACTGAATCGCTGATGCTGAAGATGAACGGTGACCTAAACACCACCGACAGAATCCTGATGATTAACAAGCTAAACGGCAAGTTGATGAGGAGGGAAGAGGCTACTGTTATTGCTTTAAAAAATGCTTTTAAGGATTATATTGATAAAAATAAAATTGAACCGTATGTATCAACTACCATTGGAAAATTGGAATCAACTAGCAAAGAGCGAAAAGTTGAAGACGAGTTGGGCAAAGAAGATGTTCAACCTGAAAACACAGGAGGAGATGGAGGAAGAATTGGAGAAGGAGGGGAACGACTTGACGAAAGCGGGCTACTCGGACTCGGTGATAAACAGCTACCAACAGATAGCGCCCCTGTTTCTGGAAAGGGAAGCGATAAAGAGCTTCAAAGAGAAGAACCCAAGATGGATAAGCCAGCTACCGGAGGTGCCGACCTTGGAGGAAGCGGCACAGATGGAGGCACAGGAGAGGAGTCTATCTTGGAGCGAACAAGAAGACTTAATGAACTTGCTGAAAAAGAAGATGCAAGAAAAGTAAAGTTACAGGCGGAGGCTGAATACATTCCTGTTAAGGTTCTGGATAAGGATAACATAGCGGAAACGCTACCGTACCTTTTCAAGGAACAGCATGACGATGTGTATAAGGCGGAAACCAGATTCTTTTCTCCGGAGCACAATACGCCAGAGAATCAGTTTGGAAAAGGTATGATGTTTACAAACGGAACAGGAACCGGTAAAACATATACTGCCCTTGGAATTGCAAAGAGGTTCTACAAAGAGGGAAAGAAGAATATCCTTATCGCTACTCCTAACCAGAAGATGATAAGCGATTGGATACGCGCAGCCAGCAAGATGCAGATGGAGGGTTACAGGTTGGAGGATACAAAGGATGGAGGCGAGGGGCTTTCTATCACTACCCACAAGAACTTTCTGGATAACGATGCCATCACTAAAAAGGATTGGGACTTGGTTATTTATGACGAAAGCCATGCCTTGATGAGAAATCAAGAGGGAAGCACAACGGCTATAACCAGAAAGCACAGAGAGGTTTCAAAATCTCCTTCAGTAGCTATGAGGTTGGCAAAGGAAAAGATAGCTTACGATGAGAGATTGAAGTCGGCTAGGGGAAATTCAGATAGCGTAAAGAAACTTGATGAGGCGCTGCATGAGGAGTATATGAACCAACTGAACAAAACAAAAGTTGTGTTTCTATCTGCTACGCCTTTCAGCCATCCATTCAACCTAGAGTATGTTGACGGATATCTGGAAACAATAAAAGAGGGAGTTGATTACGCAGGTAGTCAAGGATACAATTCTGGCGATGCTAGAGATTTGTTCTACATAAAGAACTTCGGATATCGGATGAGGTATAACAAGTTGACACAGCCGGACGCTGGTGTTGACTCTGGTATTTTGGAAAGGGACTACATTGATAGAATGTTCCAGAGGGGAGTAATGAGCGATAGGGCGCTTTCTGTTGACCACGATTATTCGCGTGATTTCGTTCTGGTTGATGATGAACTAGGAAAGCAGATTGACGCAGGAATAGAGTTAGTGAGCAGAGAAACAAGGGAGAAGAAGTATAAGTATCTTGATGAGTTGTTGAGAAAGAAAATGGATTGGCACTACCTTAATCAGTTGACGGAAGCTATTAAGGCAAAGCATTCCATTGATCGGATTAAGAAACACCTTGCACTTGGTAGAAAGGTGCAGATATTCCATACCTACAACCATGCAGTTCCAGACCATCCATTTAACCTAAATGATTCTGATTTAATTCAGCAGGTGGCTAACCAGATGAAAGCCGACATGGGCGATATCCGCGAGGAGGTTATGCAGTTTGAAAGGGAGCACCCAGAGTTCAAGGCCTTAACGCTTGGTGACCTGGCTAACCCGATTGAAACACTTAGAAGAGAGTTTGGAAAGCCGGCTGAAAAGATTGGAGATGTGGTGACCGTTTATAAGTCTGGGGAAAAGGGCGTATTGCATCCAAAGGCTAAAGTTGTGGCCATAGGCGACTCGGTAGCTGCTCCAAAATCGAAAGCAATAAAAGAGGTTCAAGCGGCAAAGTCTGGGTTTAGTGAAGCAGATGTTCAAGCATTTGGCAGATTGATGAAAGCCAGAGAGGAAAAGGCGAAGATGGCAAAGGAGTTTCTGGGAATGAATAAAGACGGAGAAAATTTTGTTCCGGATGGCGCTCATGCAGACCTCAAGAAGATATATGACTCTATACCCGATTCTGTTGGTGCGCAGTTAGAGATGGTTGGGTTGGCTAAAAAGGTTATGGTTGGGGCTAGGGGAACTAAGCAGACATCTACCGCATGGAAGATACGGTTTGAAGATGTTGATGCCGTTAAGGAAGAGCTTATGAAATCTGCCTCCAAAAATGCAGAAGTTATTGAAAGCAAAACTATTCAGCCGGCACCAAAAAACTCTGTTACGGTTGAATATCCTGTAAGGTATGAGGAGGAATACACAGAGAACGGTGAAACTAAGTCTAGGATGAAGACCGAAACTAGGACTGCGGTTGTAGACATTGACCAGACCAGACAGGATAGCGACCAATTTATGACGTTTAATGGAGAGGTTGCTAAACCTTTAAGAGAGGCCAATGTTAAGCGCTTCAACGATGATTTTGCTGGTCCAAACATACTGTTGGTTCAGATACAGGCAGGTAAGGAAGGTATCTCACTACATGACCAGACAGGCGTTCACCAAAGGGCGCAAATCAGACTTGACTTGCCTATCGAGCCGGTTAATGCGATTCAGGGCGAGGGTAGGATTTACAGAATAGGTCAGAAGTCTGACGCTCCGTTTGAATACTTGGGGCTTCATACGAACTTTGAGAAGAACATCTTCGGCCAGAAAATATCCAAGAGGGTAGGAACTGCCGAAAATCTTTCATCTGGAAGCAAAGCCAGAAATCTGAAAGAGTCTTTCTTATCTGGGTATTTAGGTGCAAGTATGTTTGACCCGAATGTAGAGCAGGGTGTTGGCGGTAAGAGAACCGATACAACATTTAACGTCCTTACTCCATTCGAGAAAGCCAAAACATACTATTGGCAAAGGAGGAAAGGTCGGCAAACGGATAAGGGAACAGATTACTTCCCTACGCCAGAGCCGCTAGGTTATAAAATGGTTGATTGGTTGGGGCTTAAATCGAATGAGCACTTCCTAGAGCCATCAGCAGGTCATGGAGCGATTGCGAGATTTGCCCCAGACAATGTAAATGTTACCGCGGTTGAGCCGGAATATCATTTGAGTTCTGAGCTTTCTCTATTCTTGCCAGAGGGTTCAAGAAAGGAGATGATGAACTTCGAGGACTTCCACATCACCAACAAATACGATGGTATCGCCATGAATCCTCCTTATGGCCATGCTGGAACAACGGCTATCTCTCACTTGGCTAAAGCAGCGAAGCATTTGAAAGATGGCGGAAGAATAACCGCATTGGTTCCGGAGGGTGCGTTCAATGATAAGTTTGCGAAGTGGTTCTATAACAATAAGGAAACCGATAACCTGGCATTGAGGGCAATTATTAAACTGCCTACATCAACATTTGAACGCGCAGGAACAAAGGTTGCTACGCAGATATTAGTAATTGACAGAGTTGACAATCCAGAGATAAGGCAGGAGTTGGGACCTTATTCAAATATTGACCTTACTCGTCACGAGGATATAAACGATATGTTCGACTCTATCGAGGATATGAGTTTGCCAGAGCGTCCGGTAGTTGAAAAGAAAGAAGTTCCGGAAGGAGAGCAAAAGGGGAAAGGGGTTGCAGGATTAGAATTGGTAGAAACGAAACATACCAAAACAGGTGAGCCGTTGTTTACGGTTAAGATGAACACCAGGCTAAGTCCAGAAGACTATCAGCACTTGGCGGCAGAGGCTAAGAGGTTAGGTGGATATTACAGTTCATACAAGGGAGGTGGTGCTATACCCGGCTTTATCTTCAAGGATAAGGCAAAGGCAGACCAATTTTTAGAAAGGCAAAAATCATTCGACTTGGGCGGAGATGGAGCATCAGACAGTAGATTGGGCAGTAAGCCCAAAAAAAAGGATTCAGTTTTCGATACTTTTGATTCGGCCGTATCGAAAACAGATGCTTCACTAAAGGAGTCAGCCGACAACATTGATGAGAAGGTAGATGATTTGCTGGGAGGTTACCAGAACGCAGTAGTAAACCCAACTGTTAAATCTGATTTTACAGTAGCCGACCTAAAGAACGCGGTGCACTTGAAAGATATCAGCACACAGCTGATAAAGGATATCGCTGATTGGAGCGAGGAAAATTCTGGCATTGGGGAAAAGGGAGTTGATTACAGAGAGGGTAAGAATGTCAGAACCGGTTTAGTTCAATGGATGAGGAAAGGAAGTACCATGGGGGTCTTCTTCAGCAAAACCGGTATTGTAAATGTAAACAACCTACATGACGTTAATACCCTGGCGCATGAGTTAGGGCATTGGATGGATAAGGAGGTGTTTCAGATATCTGGAAAGACAGGTAAGATTGCAGGCCAAAGGGCTTTGACAACCGAACTGAAAGCGTTCCTAAAGAAAGAGGGACACTACAAGGTTTCTACTGTTGAGGGTGTTGCTGAATTTTTGAGGGTTTACATAACTGACCCAGCAACCGCGGCTAAAGAGATGCCGAACTTCCTGTATTTCTTCGAGAACTTGATTGCTACTGAACCAAAGTTGAAGAAAGCGATTGAAACTGCCCGACAAGGATACGTTCATGGATACGCAGCGCAGGATCCGAGATTGTTGGTGCAGGTGGCCATGGAGAACAAGAAAGAGAAAAGCGATTTGATGTCTGGTATAAAGGCTATGGTCAGCCCGAATAATGAGGGTAAGATTGTAAAGGACGGCCTATCTGGACTAAGCGACAAACTTACATTCGAGTTATTGGATAGCACAGTTTATTCGCAGGTTCTTGAAAAGGCGATGAAAGAGGTTAATCCTAGTCTTCCTGCAGGCGATAACCCTATGGCAAGAGTGGTTAAGCTATTGGGTTCAGCCGGTCAGATAGATGTGTTCGGCCATGGATACCAAAAAGCCTTTGATGCTTTTGATGGCGGAAACAAGTTGCTGGCGGAAGGACATTTGTTTGCAAAGAGCGCATTGGAGTTGTATGACAGAGCAGACGAGGCGAGGGATGCTATTTCCGATATCGAGGCAAACGGATTTGAAACATCTATTCCATGGCAGACAGGACATAATCTGGTATATGACCCTAGCAAATCGGGTCCGGATATGTTTACTGTAAATGGAACACCGGTTGTAGTTGGTGCTAAAGAGCAAAAGCAGGCCGTTAAGGAATACAAGCAGGAAATGGAGAGGCTGAAAAAGCATATTGAACTTGTGGATGAGCACAGGGGCGTTGTGAGTATGCCTAGAAAAACACTTGAGGCGGTTGTTGCATTGAATGAGGCAGACCCTACACTTGGAGGAAAGGCTAAGTTGGATAAGCTCAGCGATGATGTGAGAGAAGTGAGCACCCAGGTTCTTGATTACGCAAGAGAGAACGGATTAATTTCTCAAGAGGACTTCGATACGATTATAAAGATGAGGGAGCACTACGTTTCTTTCAAGAGAGTGTTTGAGGACTTCGAAAAGAGTTTTGTTGGTTCCGGTGGGTCAAGTAATTCACTAGGTTCTTCAACAAGGAAAGTAGTTCGTTCACTTAATCCGAGTATTGATGCAGCCAGACCGATACAGAGGCCTATGGAGGGCTTCTTGAGGAATGCTTCTGACGTTGTGACAATGGCAAATAAGAACGCGGCATTAAGGGCGCACGTTGACGGATTGAAGATGGTTGACCCTTCATCGGTGCAGGAAATACCTGTTTCGAAGTTGGTATATGACAAAGAGGGTAATTTGACTTGGAAAAGCTTTGAGGAAGTTAAGGGCGACCCTAGTATGTTCCAGATTGTTCAAGTTAGGGAGAATGGCAAGTTAAAGTATTACCGAGTTCCAAAGGATATCTTCGAAACGGTATTCAACTATGAGCTTTCAATGCCAAATGACCCATTACATAGGGCGCTTTCTTTCCCTGCAAGAGTTTTAAAGGCAACCGCGGTTTATTATAACCCAGAGTATGCGCCAAGAAACATATTCAGAGATACGGTGACCGCTACCATGAACAGTAAATATGGATTTGGTCAAATAGGCGGAATACCTGCTCCGTATATCAAAATGCTTTACACGTTCCCGAAAGGAATCTTCAATGCTCTGGCGTACGAGAACCCAGATAACAAACTGTTGAACCTGTTTGGAGATGCCGGCATTTACAAGAAGTTTTTGGAATCTGGTGCCGACCAAGCGTTTTTAGTTAATGTAAATCATTCTGAAAAGATATACAGGGACTTTTACGGTGCTGACGGCTTCCAGAAAGTAAAGGATGGATGGGATAATGCTAAGTATTGGATGAAACTGATAAACAACTACTCCGAAATCGGAACCAGGGTATCGGTATTCGAGAACGCATACAAGAAAACCGGTTCGGCTGAATTGGCTGCGCAGGAGGCCAGAGAGTCAACGGCTGACTATGCTAGACATGGCGCTTCTCTGTTTATGAGAAAATATACTCCGCTTATTCCTTTCTTGAATCCGGGACTGCAACACGCTAAACTATTGGCCAAGTCTGCTATCGATCAGCCAGGTAAGTTCATGTATGCCGGTGCTGTCGGATTGACTCTGCCTACTCTAGCTTTATGGGCTATCAACAATAATGACGAGAAGACCAGAAAAGCATATCAAGCATTACCTTCATGGAGGAAAGAGTGTTTCTGGAATCTGTTCATCCTTGGCCCCGATAGACCTCCGTTGTCAATTCCAAAGGGCGCAGCAGGTATATTGTTCGGAAGTTCGGTAGAAACCATGCTCGATAACCACTTCAATAACGATGCGTTGATTAAGTCTGTATCTAAACATGAAGACACAGAGGCTCTTAAAGGTGTTGCCAGCGCATTCCTGCAGGCATACTCACCGGTTCAGAATCTGGTTGACCTTACTCCGCAAATAATCAAACCAGCGGTTGAGTTGTGGGCGAACAAGAACTCCTTCACCGGCCAGAAGATTGTTCCGGATAGAATGAAAGGGCTTTCCCCAGAAGAGCAGTATAATGACAGGACTCCCGAAATAATAAAGGCTATCGGAAGAAACCTTGGTATGTCGCCTTTGAAGATGGACCACGTTCTAAAGGGTTACACCGGTGGAATAGGTTATGGTGCATTCGTTACCGCTGATTATGCTATGCAAAAGGCTGGCGTAGTTGATGAGAAAAACGAAGATACATTCACTACCCTGTCAAGGCTACCTATTACCAAAGTGTTCACGAATGAAACAGCAACAGGCGCTAGGAGTGGGTATGTTTCTAAGTTCTACCAGCAGCTATCCGACATGGAGGAGATAAACAAGACCGTAAATGATAAGGTTGTTGCAGGTCAAGATGTAGAAGAGTGGCTGGGTAAAGATGAATACAGAAGATACCTATACCAATACTACCTCGAGAACAAAAAAGAGATAACCGCGTTCAAAGGTGTGCTGATGGCTTACAGGGATATAAAGGGCGAATGGCTAAAGGATAACCCAGATACCGCAAAGATGAAAATGGCAGAGGTAGATAATTCTGTTGCCATAGTTTCTAAGCAGATGGACGATGCGTTTAGAAAGGGCGAACCTATGCCGGACGTTCAGAAAGTGTTCCTTGATTTGATGAACGAGCAGCATTCAAGGAAGTTTGATGAGAAAGTTCAGAGAGAGAGATTCAAGATAGGACAAGGCGCAGGTATTGATAACCTACCGGTAGCTGACAAGTCTGTTTACGAATACACAAAGCTCAGAAACCAGAAGAAAAAGGAGATAGAGCAAACAGCGGCCTACGGAGGCGATGTTACCCAACTTTCTATTGACATGGCTCATCTTGACAAGGAGATATCCAAAGCCAAAAAGTTACCAGGCGAAAAGGCTAAGTGGATTTTTGATAACAAGCTGTCTGGAATGGACGCTTCTTCTGCAAGAGCACAGATAAACGCAATGGCAGAGGCTCCGTCTGGTGACCCTAATCATATAAGTGAGCAGGTTAAAAAACAGCTACTTGACTATTATAAATAAATTTATTTTTGTAACACCTAAAACATAGAAATCATGCCCGGAGAAATCACACGCGACCTAGACAACGGAATAAGCGCAATCCCAGCAGGAGTAGCCGCAACCGGAACATTAACCCAAGATGCCGAAGTAGCAGGGGTGTTTGTCGGGAACGGTACAGACTTTAGAACAGAATTTGCAAAGCCTAAGTTGTGGCTATTCTTCCCTGACCTTACTCCACCTCTATTGTTGAAGGTAAGGGACTTTAGGCCTGCGGATAAATCTGGGGACACAGTTGTTGGCCAAGATGTTGTTTTCGTGCACAATCCACCAGCGCTAGGAACTATCTCTGGCGAATCGTTTCAAATAGTTTCAGCTACACTAAGGGAACTAGGTGTATTGAATAAGGGTGATGCTGATGCGCAATTTGACGGAGCAATAGGAGGTTCTACCGGAACTACTCTTCCTGTCGGACAGGTTGAGCAGTTTAGAATTACCTCTCAAACACAAAGCAGCCCTAACGACACAAAGGACGCGCATTGGGTAGATGCCACCGGAACTCTTGTAGAAATTTACGAACAACCATAAAACAACAATGAAATACTTATTCATCCTACTCGTATCCATCTGCCTCGATACTTATTCCCAGCCATCTAATCCATGTAAGGCCTGTTTTCCTGCTCAAGCGGGGCAGGCTGGAAAGTTTCTGCAAACAAACGGACATAAGGCAATTTGGGCGCCAGTTGTTGCAGACTCTTGTATTTGCACTTTTCAAAACGTAACCGACAATGGAACCACAAGCGACAAAGGTATTGCGTTTCTACAAGATACCTTTACGCTCATCAATTTCGACTTATCCGATTCAATGGGGCAACTTCAAGTGTTTGATAGGTTGACAAATTCGGCTTCTGGCTACGCCCCAGGCTACTTTATTTTTAGAAATGATTCGGGACTGTCGTTCGTTAATGGGGTAAACGCTACCCAGCAAAACGAAATTAAACTTCCCGACACATCAGCTACATTAGTAGCTTCTATAAATGGTGTGATGGCAGATTCGAAGGGGAATATAACGCTAACAGATGCCCTTCCATACTATAAGTATGTAGCAACATTGAACCAGACGGGTACTGACGACCCTGTTGCCAATGTCCTAGAAAACAACATTGGTGCAATTACTTGGACTAGATTGTTCCCAGGCGGATTTAAGGCAGAACTAACAAATGGATTCGTTGTTGGTAGAACAGTTATCAGGGTGAATGTAGTAAGTGATGAGGCTGACCAGATTAGAGTATTCAATTTAACGGCAAACCAGATTTTGTTTGATATGGTAGATGCAGCAGGGGGTTCTTGCGATTGCCTTGGTACGGGTGCCGGTAATACATCGGTAGAGATTATTGTTTACAAATAAACTAATACAATGCACATCTTCGGATTCACCTCATGGAAGCAGTTTTTTAAAATTGCTACCGGTATTCAGTACAGAAACCTTGCCATACTCGATGTCGCAGTAGCGTTACAGCTGGCGTTAGTTTCAATGATTCACTTTGTAGATACATGGGTCTGGTCACCGCCTTACTCCCTTATAGTTTACTTCGTTCTTCTGGGGGCAGACTTTTTAACCGGTGTTGCCGTTGGGATGAAGGTAAAGAAAGAGGGCTTCCTAACCGCCAAAGGTCAACGAATATTCATCATCTTTCCAGCACACTTAATCATATTGGGTGTGCTTTTTAATGCTGGTCGGATAAATTCTGACTTAGGAATACAGCAGATAGGGGAGGGGGTGTTTACGTTTGGTGCCAGGGCTTTCTACTTCTACGTCATGGGTATAAATCTGATATCATTTGCGAAGAACCTTGCGCTATTAGGAATGTTACCACCACAGGCCGCAGAGTTTTTGGCAAAGTATGTTGATAAGAATAAGGATATGCAGGGGGAAGGTATTCTTGAGGTAGAGGAGGAGAAGATATTGGATGAGATAGTTGAGGAAGATAAAAAGGAGGGAGCGAATGGACACTAGAACTATTTGTATAGAGGCGGAGGAAATATTGAAACACTATGAGTCGCTGCATGATGGCGATTTGAGTGCTGTTGGTCTTCAGCCGAAACAATGTCCTACCGGTTATTGGACAGAGGGATATGGCCATGTAATCATTGACCCTGTAAACTTACGTCCGTTAAAGGGTAAGGCTATGAAAGCAAGGGCTTATGAGTGCGCTAAAATAAAGGATGAAGCTCAGGCTATTGAAGTATTGAACCGCGATCTGATTCTTTACAATTCTGGTGTTAAGGCTTTGGTTAAAGTTCCATACAATGACTACCAGAGAAGCGGATTAGTTTCTTTCGCCTACAACATAGGCCTGTCAAAGTTCCAGACAAGCAGCGCTCTGAAGCTAATCAATCAGGGTAATTGGCAGGCTGGGGCTGACGCTATGCTCCGTTGGAATAAAGGGGATACAAATGGCGATGGAGTTCTTGAAGTGTTGCCGGGTTTAACTTACCGCAGGCAGAGCGAGAGGGAGTTAATTCTAAATGGTAAAGTAAAATTCTTTAACTGATGGGTTCTTGGTGGACGGTAATAAGTGACTTCTTCGCTATGGTTACATCTGGGTTTAACCTGGGGACTAAACTAGCGCCTACCGAGAAGATGAAAGAGGACAAGGCGGAAAGGCAGAAGAAGCGTCTTACGGCCGATGAGTATGGTAAACAGTTAAAGGCCCTTAGGAGGTGGATGATTTGGCACCCTAAACAGTCTGTTGATGCCCTGGTAAACCTAAAGTGCGACATCTATGACGCAGACGATATTCAAGACTTCAGAATTGCTCTCTACGAAATGTTTCCAAAGAGGAAGCATATTGTTCAGTAAATAAAGTTTCCTACCTTTGGTGTCTAATTATTCACCAAAAAAAAATTCAGTTTTATGGAAAAGAAAAAATTGACACCGGAACAAGTTGACCAAGTTGTTGACATTGTTGTTGGAATTGTAATCGAATCTTTAAAGTTAGCACCTTCGGAATCGGATGCTGTTCTGGAAAAGGTTAAAGCGAAATTAGCTGCTGTTGCAGAGGCGGATTTGACAGGCGATGCGTCACCGGTTAAAATTCTGCATGGCGCGGTAAACCTCGGCCAGATTATTTCTACTCTGACTCCTACCGAAAAGGATGATGCTCTGTTTGGGAAGGTTGACCAATTCCTTGACCAATACGAGGAGAACGGAGAGAAGTTAGTTGCAGCCGTTTTGAATGCGCTGTTTAAGAAGTTGAACTTGCCGGTTGCCAACTGAAAAGTCAGAAGGAGCAGAATAAGCGGGACCAACCATTATTTTTCCGAAGGATTCTTGCGAAAGTGGGAATCCTTTTTTATTTTCGTTCTGTCAAGACAAAATCAGCAATACAGAGTATGCCGATTTACAACCGAAGAAAGGCTAATCCGACCTTCACCAAATAAAAATAAACATCATGCCTAACTTTCCCTTTTGGTCCATACTCAAGGCAATTCTTGTTGATGGCCGCTACTCATCTAATTCGGTTCTGTTTATCCAGGACCTTAATACTAACTACATTAACTGTGTAGTTCCAAGCAAAGCAATTTATCCGGATGGTTCTTCTACTAAGGTTGACACCATAGAGTTTAACTACGAAGGAATCAAGAAGCTCAAAAATGTGCCGGTTGTATTTTTGGCAAGCGCAAATGATTTCGGAGGAACGCCAACTACTATTGATGAAGTGTTAGCATACTTCAATACTCTGGGCGATTACGGTACTACTCATTGGCTGCGCAAATACACCGAATTAGTAGCTATTGATTTCAGAGTTGTTCGCCCTGATGTTGATGATGCAGGAGAGGCTACATTGAAGTCTATTCTGATCAACGACCGTAAGGTTGTAAACAGAGAGTATCTTCCTGCATATACACCGGTTGACGGCAGCAAGGATGCCACGTTCCGCAGCAAGGACAGCACGTTCCCTGTAACGAACATTTATGTTCACATGGGTAATGAATCTGACCTTAAAATCTTTACGGTGATGGGTGACCAGACTAATCCTGCAGGTCAAGAATATCTGGATGGATACTACGGTGGCTATCCTCCTAACGTGTAAACTGTCCGGTTTTTAAATAAAAAAGCCCTCCCGAAATCGAGAGGGCTTTTTGTTTGCCAAAGGTTGACTACTGCTTGGTGGCAAACGATAGCGATTAACAATGCAATTCTATTTCCCATGACATTATACGGTTTACCCAGAGCCGTTATGGTTTATTGTTTAGTAGCAAGTGAAAAAATACAGTCCCCTCTTAGGTCGGGAGAATAGCCGGCATCGATACAGGCTTGAATGAGTTTAGTCAGTCGAGGCCTTTGCATTTGAACCGATTGGAGTCCATGGCAATTCTCTGGGGTTTGCAGTTTAGTAATATTGAACCCAAATTCTTTATGCAGAGCATGAATCTCCTGTATAGAAAACTCCTTTACGTGCGGAATGTAGAAAGTAGGAGAATAAAAGTTAAGTGACCGGTGAATGGCCGTCCATGAATTGATGTTTGGTGTTGTAAGAAACAGATATCCACCCGGCTTCAGTATTCTATTGATTTCGCTCATTACATTCTTGATACCGTTCTGGCTGTATTCAGCTATTGCGTCTGGGTCTGTTGAGTCTTGGTCTTTGATATGTTCCAGAACCTCCATGAAGCAAACCATATCGTAGGTATTGTCTTCAATAGGGAACTTGTATCGGAGGTCAAAGTATTCGGACTTTTGAACATCAATTTCCGGATTAAGTGCTTTTACTAAATCGGCAAATGTTCCATAGCTGCCAAGGTCTAGTATTCTGACAATTCTACCAGGGTTGTTTTGTTGTTTAACCAGATATTCATATATGAAATTGTAGCTTTCGACAAATCTCTGCCGATGAATACGTCCGTAATTAGAATCGTCAATTTGGTTTAGTAGGCTTTCTAGTTGCATGGATATTGTTTTATAAGTGAATCAAAATCTTTACGGTCTACTATTCTAACTGAACTGTATTCGGTAGCTGCGTTACCTATCGGTCCACCTTTCTCCCCAGAAAAGAGAAGTATTCTATCTTCCTCCACAATACAGGAGCTTACATACATCGGGTGCTCAATGTTTTCGCTGTCCAGAATGTGACCAGGGTAGAAGAACGTAGGCTTGAATGTATTGATATCAAATATCATTGCGCTGTTCAGATAGGTTAGGTCTGCCTGTTTCTTGTGAACCCAAACCAGCATTTCGGTTTCGGAGTATCTAACAGGAAACGTAGAGCAGGATATCCGCCCCTCATCGTTCCATCCGAAATTCGTACCAAGGGAAACTACTTTCTTATGTATGAAAGACCGGTGAGAGTAAATTATGAACGGCTCTATTGAGTAGATATAGTACTGCGTAGCGCCAAATCCAAAATTATCGGTGCCGTAGGTTTCAAACCAAGCCCAATTCTTTTCATCTACCCCATCTTTACCGCTAGGTGGATTGCATTGAACCAGCCTAAAGGAACTGTTCTGAACATCAAACCTCTCCATCGTAACTTGATTCCAATGTCCGTTGATGAAAGCAGAGCAACAACCTTTCTCTCCATCTTCCATCAGCCGAAAGTCCTCAACCAGATAGTTTGCGTTTAGTGTTATCGCTCTGGCCGATACAAAGTTAAAGTCGTAATCAAACTCTACTTCGACAGGAACGCAATACGCTTCATCCTTTTTACCTTTGTAGCCCTCGAAATTAGTATCAGAGCGAATAAGCATAGAGTAATTGCCTCCTTTCTTGAAAGCCCCAGGGTTAATGCAGCCACCGTTTGAAATGGGGCCAAATGCGCCCCTAGTAGTCAACACTATCTTTTTAGATTTCAATGGCCCTGATGGACGCGGCTTTAATGAGATATCATCCTTGAATGATTTCCCGATATGGAACTTGTGCTGAATACCAAACTGCCGCCTGTAATAATCAGACAACCGGTTATACAGGTCAACTAACTCTTGAGAGTGTCGATGGCCGGCTAGGGTAAACGCATTGAACCGGTGCTGAATGTAGGTTGTATCCTGCTGCTCGGAATACATCGGAACGAATAGGGGACGGAAAGGGACTTGGTGCGGAGCATACTCTAGTTTTGCCATAGCAATATTAAAGCACAACTCCTCCGTCTTGCTTCCCCTGTACTTTACATAAGGAAAGTTGTCGTCCGTCCAAACTTCTTTAGCCAGATGGAATATCTGATGGCAGGTCTGGTCAGTTCTGAAATAAATGAAGCTCGCGTTGATCTGCGGCATTACTGCTGTATCGGAAATTTTGAAATGTTCCTTTACCTCGAGTGGATTACACCAGAAATGATAGTTCTTTGTTTTAAACTCATTCGTCCTAAAGTCAAACGAATCGTTGTAGTAGGCAACAAAAGGTAGCCAATTCATAAACCAATCGTCAATCTTTTTACCTGGAACTATCATCGTGTCAGCATCTAACAGGATAAATTCATAATCCTTTGCCAGAAGTCCTAACCGGTAGTTCACAATCTCGTAGGAAGTTAGCTTCAGATAAAATGCTGTTGTAGATGGGTTGGCAAATGTAAGTGTAGATAGATAGGTCATGTCAAACCTATCAAGCCGGCTAACTATCGTTGAAACGGATGAGGAGTCATGAATCAAGATTACCTCCGCAGAAGAGTTTGACTTTAGTGACAAGCAAAGGTTTAGCGCCATTTCTCCGTAGGAGGCGTGACCGGTTGAAATGATTACAAATGCCTTATTCATAAATAACGTATCTTTTGAGTTTTACAATCTCGTCTGGCGCTTCAACGGTATGAAGTCCTGCGTTTACACATGAACCGCAGTAATCGCCATGCGGAGTATTCAGAAATGCGCTTTCTGGGTAATTGAATCCGCAGCAGGTACATCGGTATAGATAGCACAACGGCACACCAACAACAATTCCTACCTTATCGTATCTCATGTTTACGGAGTTTGGGGGGAATGGTCCCTCGTCTTTGGTTTTCATAGCTTGCCAATTATTTTGTTAGACAATTCAACTATCAGACTTTTCTTTTCAGAACCAACTAAATCAGGCTCCGGAACAGGCATATCGAATCCGGGCTTTCTCCAAAGGTGAAGACAAAGAGGGTGCTGGTTCACGTACTTGTCGGAAGGTGGGTGGTATTGCACTACGCAGTCCTGTTTCTCCCAGAACAAATCCTTAATTGCACACATCTCCTCCCAAGAGGGAGTTCTCTGCATAGTCGGGTGAACAACCGTTACAGATACGTGCTCCCAAGGTTTAGCGCCTGGCAGCCCTCCGTCTGAAACAATGCAAAGGAGGAAGTAGCCAATCGGCTCTCCGTTAGGAATAGGCTGAACAGCCTTAACCATGAATGCTCCGTTATTGCCATAAGAGGCATCGGAAGCTAATTTGCCCTTACGGACTCTGAATTTTTCTGGCACTCTGAACATATAGTTGGTTTTAATTGGTGTCTTTGTTTAGTTCTGCTAGATGCTTAATGTGCCAATCCCAATCCCAATCATCTAGGAAAATAGGCTTTCCGGTTACAAATGAACTTGCGCCAAAATGCCACAACAGCACACTATCCGCCTCGTTATCATCTGTTCCCTTGTATCCATACTTTTCAAAAGCAACTTTCATCATCTCGGTTTTCTCTGCTCTGCCCTTATTGGTAGCCCAGCGCTGAAGGTCATTTGGTTGTATTCCGATGTAGGTGTAGTTATGGATGGCAGCAAAGGCCTCAACTACTCCGCGGTACTTATTACTTACCTCAACAGCAGACTTGCCCTTAGTGAACCCAGCAGCGCCCTCGCAGACAACTACAACTTCTGTTGTTGGGTTAGTTTCTTGCCGAATTATCTTTTGGATTAAGAGAAACAGTTTTCCATAACGAATGTGCTTCTCCTCGGCCTTTCTGCCTGGTGTTTTCTTACTTCCCTTTGTTGCCGGCTTCGGGGTAAAGTCATGCAGTTCGGTTATTGGTTTTGCATTGGAGTAACCATAGGTTATCCCTGTCTTGTTGCCTGGGTCGATGGCGATAATGAATTTCATGGAGTAATTGATTTAATGACGTTTGATAAAATCTTTCTTATAACAGGAACGCTCATGGAGTTTCCTAACTTCAAATGTTTTAGTGCCGTCTTTTACTGCCTTAAAGTATGGGGGCCAAGTCTTTAATTCGTGTACCATAGTGTTATATTTTTATGTATTCTCTGTTGTCAAACTCATCAGCCTCAAGAATCATGGTCTTTAGCCTCTTATCGAATATCGGCTGCAGTACGACAATGTTAGTTGAAATAAATTTGGCAATAATCCGAAATGGGGAGGAGCCAACCATCACCCTGTCACCAGGGCCGGTGTCAGAATACTTTGCATACTCTTTGCCCTGTATCCGGAATGCCATCTTACTAGCCAGAGAGTCGGCAAACTCATTGAATACGTTGCCGCTGTGCCCAGCTACCCACTCAACCTTAAAAGCAACTTTTGTAGATAGGTTGTAAATGCTCTTTACTATACCATCATTGGCTATTTTCTGACCCTCTCTGTTCTTCCAAGAGTTACGCGCCCAAATGTGCATCCAATTATTGCATACATTCATCGAGTATTTGGAGTCGGAATGAATTATGAAGCTACTCCGGTTGTTATCCTCCGCCCACCTAAGAGCTTCGAGAATGGCTGTCAACTCCATTGCGTTGTTCGTGGTTTCCTTGTTGCCACCGCAGAAAAACGAAGTAGAGTCGGTTATAGTTATATCGGTGTGGTCTGCCACAACAAAAGCCCATCCGCCCGGACCGCCAGGATTCAACAGGCATGAGCCGTCTGTATAAATCTTTATTGTTGCCATATTGATTGATTTTCATGGAAGTTTCGTGATGTATTACGTTAGTGGCAATAGAACAGAAACCCTGTCTGAACTTTCTCGCCATTCTCAAATCCTATTATTTCGCCCTCAATGCTATTCAAGTTATGAATGGCTTTCATCGGTTGTGTTGCAATCATTGGTTCACTTTGCACTTCAATTCCGTATGCTTTTAAGCGTTCAGTAATATATTTCGGGTCTTTACAACCTGCAACACCAATTTTATGACCTGCTTTAAGTTCAGGTATCATTGATAAAATCATAGCATTGGTTTTTCCTGATAATCTACTGCCACTAACACGGGTTTGGCAAAATGGCTGTTCAGTAATTCTATTTGACATTTGTTTTTAATTTTAAAGTTTAGTAACCTAAGCGGTTGGGTTAACATTCTACTTTTATTTCTACTGTTACAATGGTGTCATTATGCCCCCGCCCATGTGGCACTAATAACACCTCAATCAATTCAAAACCTTGCTTTTTACCAAAACCTTGGCTATTCCAGCCAAAGGTTATAGCATACCCACCGGTAACTATTTTAGGGCTAATATGTTCCTTTACATTTTGCGGGAAACGTTGTGTATCTTCTTGAAACAGCTTCACCCCTATGCTTTCGTAACACTCTTTAACCTGCCTTAGTGAGTATGGCGGGTCGAATAATACCCCTTTGTAAGTGCCGTCTAATTGCGCTGCAAAGTCTTTAGCGTGTAAGTGAAATTTAGCGGGCTTTTCGGGGTTCATATCATTTGTAAATTCAGCAGGGCTGTTTTCGCCTGCAAAAGGGTCTATCCATCCAATGCCATCCCCAACGTATCTACTTACCAATTCTGCGATTGGTTTAATTTTAAAAGTGTGATGTGAGGGCATTGCCCAAATTCTATTGATTTTCATTTTAGTATTTGTTATCAGCAATAACTACTCCACGTTCCACCAGTGAGTAATACCGGCTTCTTTTGCCATATAATACCAAACATTATGGTCGGACACAGCACTTTCAAATTCTTTGCCGTCTTTATCTTTAACCTTGTAAAGTGTATATCCTTGCATAATGTCAATTGCATACATCATTGGTAAATATTCTTCAATACTTAACCACCCTTTTGGACGAGTATCAGGAGGAAAATATTTGTCAATTTCTTCCTGTGTCATATTTGCCAAAGCCTCGTCTAACTTTTTGCTAATTTTTTCTAAATCAAGTGCCATATAATTTACCGTTACTGCTGCTAACAAGGTATTGGCAATACCCGCCTGACAGCTTGTTTATAATTCAAAGTTTATAAGTTGCGGGCATCGCCAATACCCGATACGCCGCAAGCCTAAGCGACTACATCAATCATTTCATCAACTTGTAACCACCAGTGTTTCATTCCGACAGCATGACCAACACTATCTTGCATTTGAATTAGTTCGTCAAGAGTTGCAACTACATCATTTATTCTTTGGCGTGCAATAGCTTTAGCCTCTCGAACGGCTATATAGGTGAGCCTACTTTCAAGTTTGATAATTTCTTCAATCATCAGCTTTGCTTTTTCTTTTGGGTCTGTTGTTTGTTTTTTCTTTGACATTTTTATTTGTGTTGTGAGAAAGGCCAGCGGCTAACAGCGGTTTTGCAATAGCCGCCTGACACATCTCGGTTAAGTTAAGGTTCAGCCACTTCGCCAAGCCCGAAAACGTTATTAGTTTTCATTAACTACTCAAATCGCTCTGCTTTCAAACTTTACTTTCATTGTGTGTATCCTTTGGATTACTTGTTAGTTTTTGAATAGATACCCTTCGCCTCCTCATAGCACTTTTCAAAAGCCTCCCGACCTACCCTGAAACGCAGTTGGTTAATCAGTATTTGGTCCAGCGCATTTTTATAAAGGATACTCAACTCCTTTTCCTTTTCAGCTAACCCGGACTTCTCGGCCATCAAGTTCTGAAGGATAGTTGACTTGGTTTCTCTTTGTGCCGAAAAGTTCCACCTGGCTAAAATGCCCGATATCTTCTTTATTACGCCCTGCAATCCGGCTAGTGACCTCTTAGTTAGTCCAGCGGCAACAAGTTCCTTAATCTCATCTATATCATCAGCAATTACAGCCAAAGCATAGTTTCCAGATAATTCAGTTTGCAGTTGCTTAATCCTCGGAGTCAACACGCTTTGCCTGTTCTTAATCAGGGCCAGCAGTTGTGACAGGTCTTTGGAATTAAAGTATCCATTTTCGGAAAAAGCATCAGCCGGTGAATTGAGGGAAGATGTCTTGTCTGTGTTACACATAAAGAATCCTCCGCACAAATCGCAGTTTGCCTTTTTTTGCATTGTAAAAACATCCATGCCTCGCACTTTGGCGCACTTGTCGCAGTAGTTAATCATTTTCCATTAACAGCATTAAAAATATCGTTGGCTATTTTTAAATCGCCATCGTCTTTCAAGTTTTGATAAAGCTCTGGCTCTATCGCTTTTATACAATCTTGACACATCCAACCGGCATCACTTTGCCCTGTTGGGTTAGTTCTTTGAAGTGGCTTATCATACATTGACGCTCCACAGTTTACGCATTTTACCATATATCTAATTTAGTGGCTTTGAGCAGAATCGAACTGCTATTTAGAGTTTAGGAAACCCTCGTTCTGTCCATTGAACTACAAAGCCATTTGCGCCTGCCCATATCAAACAGGCGCTCCTTCCTATTGGTGCAATTTTACAGTTTTGACATCTCTGTAACCTAACAGGAAGTATAAAGAACGAACTTAAAGAGAGTTTGCCGACTTACGAATATCATCAGCAACCTCCGCCAACTTGCCTAACGCGCTTGCTATTACCGCATTTGACTTTTCATCCAGAAGAACAGGATAATTCAAATGTTCAACCTTATCAGCAAACTCCAATAGCTTTTGAACGTCACTCTTCAATGACTCCTTTCTCTCCTCTTCTTTTTTCAAACGCTCCGCCTCGGCCTGTTGGCGCAACAACTCTTGAGCTTTCTTATTTGACTCCTCCGCAGCAATAGCGCCCTTTTCCTCTTCATCCATCTGAAGACAACGTTTAGTCAAGGCCTCTATTTCAATTTTCCAATTCTCATCATCAAGGTCAATTACATTACCGGTTAGTTTGTGCTGATTGAATCGCAGGTTTCTATCGAAAGAGGTATAGTTGTAGATGTAGCCCAACATATTTAGTGTGGCAATTCTCGACTGCTTTCTTTGAGCCAACAAATGCTCCTTTTCCGCCTGTTGCCTTTTCTCTTCCTGCTCCTGCTGTTCTTTCTGTGCCTCCAACTCCTTTCTTCTGGCATCCGCTTCCTCCGATGATTTTCTTAAATCGTCATACGCAGGCTGTAAGATAGAAACCCACTCCGCCTCCTCTGCCAACAACTGCTCTGGCGATACCGTAAAGGTCTTTCCGGAGGAAGAGAGCGCAGTTCTGGTAAAGCAACCTTCATGCTCGTAGAATCCCAGCGCCCTTAAAATACCCTCCCTGGCGGTCTTGTTCTTTTCAATCTCTGCCTCTTTCTCCAACCTTTCCTTTTCTGCCTGCTCTTTCAGTTGTCTGGTTCTCGTTTCAGCCCATTCAGCCTCTAGTTTCGGCACAAACGTATCCCATTGAGCGTCTGTCATTGACTTTATCTCCAACGTCCCCAGAATAAGGTCGTTCAGTTTGTAGCCCATTCCTGTAAAAGCCATTCCATTAGCCGTCATAACAGATACGCGCTCGTTATACTTCTTCTCAATCTCCAACTGCTTCTTTGCTTTCTGCTCTTCCTTAATCGCGTCAATACGCTCTTTCTCTGCTTTCAGTTGGTCTTCCAGAGGGGTTAAGGCATCAATAATATCTTTAGCGGTCTTGTCAATCAGTTTACCCAATTCAAGCGGCTTAGTCTTCAATTCCTTTCTCTTCTGCTCCACAAGGTTCCTTGTAGTTCGCAGTTGTGAGATGGCTTGAGTTACCGCAAGATACCCGGCCTTATCATTCTCTCCCTTAATAACCAATCCGCCAAACTGCTCTTTCCATTGTTCAATTCTGGCCGATAACTGCCCCTCCTTGTCACCGGTTACAACTAGCGCATACTCCTTGCTGAAAGAATTGTAGTCGTAGGTTTCAACAACGTAGGTTTCGGCAACAACCTCCACCGCAGCGCTAAGAAGCGACTCTGCCGTAAATGAGTTTTGTTTACCTGGCACAAACCGTACGCTTTTCGGGTCAAATCCATACTTCTCTCCGATTTCTTTCCAGAATGGGGGAATGTCTGCTCCTGTTAATGATTTTGCTCTTGTAGCTTCCTCTGGGGTAAGCTCAAATTCCTGTCTTGTCAAGTCCTGTCTTGTCATGCTGTTTGTTTTATTGATTAAGTAATTGTTTAAGATTTTCAAGCCTATTCAGTTCTTCGGTAGGCGGCTCTGGGTTGGGTATGCCTCCCCTGTTTTCGTTTATCCAGCATCGCTCATCGTATCCTGCCTTTACAAGCGCTATTTCGCTCGATACAAGGTGAAGAAGCATCTCCGCAGACTCCGCAGGCACAACTACGCATTTAGATAACTGCTGATACTCTAATTCGGAGATATCAAACAGGTCAGCAATAATATTTGTGCGGCCCTGGTCAGTCTGGTGAACCCGACTAGCTACGTTTACTAGCTTGTTGAAAAGTTTTTGACTTATCATGTTGTGGTTTTTGGTCATGTTGTGGTTTTTGGTTTTGTAATTGTAATGCCCTCATCGCTTTAGCTTGATTATACACCTTTTGCCGTAGTGTGGCTACTTTGCCATGTAGTCCATAAATCTCTTCGTGCATGGCTCTTGCAGCCTCCTTAAACGAATGTTCAGCTATTGCCATGAAAGACAAGGCCGCGTCCTCTTCGGTTAGTTCTCCGCCAAATGCTATTGTGTGTATAGTCCGGTCAATTCTTTTTATGTTGCCTGTCAAGCAAGCAAGTTTCAAGTCAACCTCCGCCCTTTCTTCTGGGCTTAGTGTTGCTGTGAGTAGGCTATCCAAAAATGAGTCTTTCTGTCGCATCAGTTCAATATGCTGATTGCGCAGGTCTGAAATTTCTCTTTTCACTTTCCCTCCGATTTAGATAGTACATACTCTCTTACAAAAGAGATGGTTTTGTAGATGGGGTTTCTGCCGCTTTCAAACTCTTCAAGGCAAAGGTCACAACAACCGAACCGGCATGGAGCGTAGTGAGAGAAGAAGTACTTGTATGCAACAGGCCTGTGCAATTTATCTGAATCCATTACGGCCTCGCAACAACTACATTGCTCCTGTAAAATTTCTTTCTCTGGTGTTGGGAAGTATTCATCGAATCCTCCCTCTAGTGACATTCTGCTCATATTGATTTTTGATTTTGTTTTATCGTAATCTGCGGCAAAGCTAAAGTATAAGTTTGAATTATACAATAGCCGACTAAATTAAATGTGAAGTTTTATTTCAAAAAGGTTTTTGCGGTAGTTTCTGGTATCTCTGGACAGTTCGCTCTTCTTGCCATTGCAGACAGGATAGGGTTGGTTGTTTACTATCTTTACCTTGTTGTAAAACAGGTCGTAGAGCTTGATGCGCTTGATTTCCATAATATTACTTTTTAGGGGTTATATTAAAAAGTTGTACGAATTGATTGCTGACCTTACTCTGGGCAGGATGAAGTTAGAAACAGTATCCTCCGACTTCTCCACCAAATAAACGCTTCTTCCACTTAGGATAGCCTGCTCCGCTGTTACACCACTTCCTCCGAACATATCTAGGATAAAGTCACCGACCTTTGTAGCCTGTTCAATTAGCGCCCTTAACAGTTCCTTTGCCTTTTCGCTTTGATATCCCTTTGGTCGCTGAAACACAAAGTTCATGTTAGAGTAGTTTGCTGCTCCGCTTTGGGTAAACAACATCAGCCTTTCAGGCTTCGCCTGCTCACCTCTCACATTTGTAACCGGCTTTCCATCGGCAAAGGTTTTAGTATAGCTTCCCTCCGTCACTAATTTTAATCCGGACCCGACAACTGCGGCTACATACTTTTCCATATCCACCTGCGCTGTATCTGCCCCAGATAGCATGACGTAAACATGGCTTTCTTCATCCCGAATAAGAGAGAAGACGCTCTTCATCACCTCCGCAAATTCACCAGGCGAAACGAAAGAGTATTTTATCCCTCTGTTACCGCCTACCAATGCTCGGCTGAAATAGGGAGCGTCAACAAAAATCATATCGAATTTAGCGCCATCGGAAACTAACTCATCCAGGGCGGTTTTGGCATCTTGGCAGTTTACATAAGCAACTACCTTACCATCGCTAGTTTTGGCCACATACACTCCCTTGCCTGTCCTCTCAAACTTTCCAGACTTCTCGCCCTGCCCTAGAATCCGCCTCACATTAGGGCGAAGTATTCCTGTTCCATCGTGTATGTCCTTGATAGACTTTGGCTGCCCATCATTCATAAATTGAATTACCATCTGTTCTTGAGTCATGGCTAGTTTGCTATTTGGTTTACTAAATATACAGTCTTCAAATCTGGGCTGTTCGGCTCTTTCGGGCACCGGTATATAACCATCGCAACAGCGTCAATGCTTTGCAGGTGTTTCAATGCCTTTGTCCTCTCCATTACCGCATGAATATTCAATACGTTCTTTCCCTCAAATTTTATGTATGCCATAGCTTTAGAATTTATAGTTATTAGTTTCTTTCCTTGCCTTAATCTGCCAACTAGCATTGTTACTCTCACGTAGTCCGGGCTGAAGTTTACCTTTCTTCAACTTCAATAGAAATCCCTCATACATATCGGTCTGAACAAGTTCGTTGTAAAGTTCTGTAAAATTACCCTCGTAACTTGGTATTACAAAACAATTCTCTGCCCCTTTGATGCCTAGCAAATGTTTGTTTTTTGATACGTTACATTCATAGATAGAGCGAATAAGTTCTACCCTCTGCTCAACAGTTGTGCCCTCTAAAGTCTTTCCATCAATAGCCATAATATCCCAGATACAAAACTTGTGGTTGAATAGCTGGCCGTCTTCTCCGTTCTTGCTTTTAATCATATACTCCCCTGCCAATGCCATCCATCCATTACCTCTATGCAAAGGGTTTAAATCTACCTTTCCGTAGTCTATCTGGGCTTTTCTTATTCCATGCCGATTCCAGACCTTACGGCTTCCGTCTTGATGTAGCCACATTACCGTTGCATCACCGTTTAACTTTGGCTGTCCGTAGTAGGTGCCGTTATCATACTTGAAGATGTTCTCCGGATTTATTTTGTATTCGGCTCTCGGAGGAAAAATGAAGTTAGGCGCTGCGTTGTTCATCGTTCAGTCTTTTGGTTATTTCTTTGGCTTCTGCTAAATGCTTTTCATCGTTCCAATAACGGACGTACTTTGCGCCCTGTGGCGCTTGGGTGTTCTCAATGCCCACAAAATATCTGTGCGTATGGACTACCTTGTATTTTTCTTCTTTTCCTTTCATGGCTTGGTTAAGTTTGTTTACTGCCTCGCGGCAGGACTCACAATTTATACTGACTTGAAACAGTTTAACCCTTTGAGTTCTTGAGCTGCGCGACAGGCTGAATAGAATTTATTACTGTTTCCATTCTAGCGGCATCGTTACCGGCTATGGCAGATACCCTTTCAATCATTCCCTTAGATACTGAATACTTTGGCTTCTGAACAATCAGTTCAGCCTTGTCCTCATCAGTTATCTCTTTGCAGTTCATTATCAGTTCACTCAAAACTGATTCGTACTTTTCTAACAGGGTTGGATTAAAACTGTACTCAACACTTGTGCTAACAGTATCCTCGCCAAAAGTTTCTTTTAACTGCTCTGCTCTGTCACTATCAATAGACAAATATTTATCCATCATAATAAACATCATCGCTCCGCCCTCTTCTCCTTTCAGAATAAACGAACCAGGGTTGACCTTACCCTTTGCATACAGGTTGATAAACTGAGCTTTCCCAATCTCTTTAATCTGCCCCTCTATCATCTTACCCTCTGCTTCCAGGTCGGCAGATATGTTTCTGATTTCGGTTGCCCTCTTTAGCTGATTAGAGAAACCCGGAAATTCACTTTCCTTTAATACGATAGACAACTTCTCCTCCTTAGTTGCCGTTTTCTTCTCTACTACTTTAGCGCTAGAGAATAGGGACGCTTTTTTTGGCTCTTGGCCGGTTGCTTCTGTTGACATGGTTTATTGATTTAGTGATTAGAAAAATATGTTGCGAAAACTACGGCTCCTGTTCTGCCTATTAGCTGAAAGTCCTGTGTAACATACTGATAGTTACAAAGAGTCAGCCACAAGGACATAAAGGGTGTTACTCGAATAGTGTGGCCTAGTATTAAACTACGAACCAGACTAGCTTCATCGAATTTATTTAACTGCTTCAGACGTATGCTCAAAGCGAATAGTTCGGCCTTGTGCGTAGTGGTTGCTTTCTCTTGTATTGCTGTTGCTGTATTCATGGCTATTTGTGGTATAATTTCCAATTACCGCAGCCTCTACTGTATATGGCTGGGCTGTCTGTTTTAGGGACGCTTCCTATTCTCAAATATTCAATACAGTTTCCCCAGAGGTAGTTAATGTTCAAAGCATTGTAGTTGCTCTTTGCATTGATGCGCTGATTGACATTACCGATTGACAGATATTTGCCGAACCGATATTCAAAATGGTTATTTGGCTTCAAGGAATGTGGCTTTACTTTGTGAACGAATGTTTTCTCCTGTCTTCAATACGGCCACTATCACACCTAAAAATAATAGGGTAATTATCAGCCATTGGATGAAACGGTCTTTCTCGTAGATTTTCATAAATCGTTTTTTATTTGGTTATAGCGAATGGGGTCCTGCGGTTAATTTCTGTCTGTGTCATAATTAGAATAGCGATGTTTGATTAGAGGATAGTGTTATTTGTTGCTTCTTGGTGATACTTGCGTTCCTTACTTTCATAAGGTGAGCAATAGCGCTTTCTTTGCTGTATGCTCCGCTTCCCATTACTACGCCAAAGGGTCTAGCTATCCAGATACCTTTTGACTCCGTACAGTCTTCTAGTGTGCCAATCTCTTCCTCTCCGAAGAATACGTTGTACTTGCCTACTTCAAACATATCTGGGGAGCATTGAACAAGGTCTAGGTCTGTTCTAGGTTTCTTTTCAGAGTGTGACAGTTCATCCATTAAGATTACTTTATGACCGGCTCGAACCAATTTAGGCAAATGAGTATCCATCTGCATAGATGATAGGTTGACAGTTTCCGGGTGCCCATCATAAGGCGGAAAGGCCTCTATTTTGAGCGCATTACATACCTTGTCAACGTCCGTTCCCAGAGCAGTATAGAAATCCCCAGAGCGAATGAACACAATCGCCTCGGAGTAGGTTTCTTTCACTTTCTTATAGCGTAGTTGGTCATAATGGGGCAGGTGTTTCGCACTAGCGCATTGTTCACAAAGCTCAAACGTGTTATCGCCCTGTGTTACATCAGTTAGTTTGTCGCAGTCTTTTAAGCAGTTATCGCAAATCATAATAGTTAGGGGTTTATAGGGTTATTTAAAAAAGGTTTAGTGTTCCAAATTAAATTTATCGGTTATAGTCGCACTGCCACAAGCTGCATCACGTTAGCAACAATTAAATGCCGACATATTCCGACAAATCTTTTTTCAACTCATCAATATCTGACTTATCCATTTTTTGCCGAGTAACTATTCTTATTACTTCTTCGCTCCACTTCTCTTCGCCACTTTGCTCTCTGCATTTTGGACACGCATCGCTATCTTCTATGTAGTAATAACCGGGTAAATCTCCTGTGAAAGCCCCGCAACCAGTGCAGCATTGTTGTAATCTCAAGTAATCGCCATCTTCTTGCTTTTCATCTATCTCGGCAAAAAAACGTGGTTCCCAATTAACTGCTGCCAACAATGGTTTTGCGGCAGGCGGGTTGACGTGGTTTGTTGAAGTTTCTGTTTTCATATTTTATTTTGTGTTTGGTGAACGTTTCAGAATGGTAATTCATCACAAGGCTCGGTCAGCTCAACCTTTACTTCATCCCTTGTTACCGGCACTTGAACGGTTTTAACTTCGCCTACTACCTTCAAGATTTTAACAGATGTTCGACATACCTGATTCAGCCTTTTAGCCTCGGTTACGGCACTATCAAGTGAATCATGTTCATACTTTGGCGGGTATGTTCCGGTTTTTGTCAATAGCATGTATTTAGCCATAGTTGTATTTTTTGGTTTTTAATGTTTATTTAAGAATGAAATACAGTTACAAGTTCGTCATAAAATCCCTCGCTTATCTCCTCGTATTGGGTATATCGTGGGGTTGTGTTGGCCTCTACCTTACAAATGTTTGTAGGTGTCCGTCTGATAGTAGAAAGGCCTGTAAAGTCGCTAGTAGGCCATAGTTGTAATTGAATCCTGAACCCTTCCGCTTTTAGCTGTTCAAGGTATTCAAGTAGTGAGCGCTCTCCCTCTGTCTGTGGCTGTGTTTTTACTGTGTTCATGTTGGTTATTTTTAGCTGATGTTTTCTAATATTTCTGTTCCCTTAATCCACTTGTCCCCATTCTCGGATAACTCCAAAAACTCCTCTAGCGTCTGTCCGTCTTCGTCTTCATCGGTAAGACTCCAATTTTGTTTTATCTGCTCCTCTGTGTGTGTGCTAGACGGCTCTCCTCGTCCGTCTGTGGACTTCCAGAGGAATGTTTTAGCCCTGTATTTAGTGATGTAAACAATGCCGTTGAATCGGTTTGAATTTAGGCGAAGGCAGCCACAAAGGTTTATACCAAACTCGGTACAGGGGTTAGTAAAGTCAAAAAAACTATTCAACAATTCAAGACTCTTAAATGTTACGGACCGCTCCTCTCCATTGTTAATGTATTTAGCTGTTAGTATCATAGTGTGGCGCGGTTGGCTAACTGTGAAGAAATAAGGCCGTCTTTTTGCATGGAGTCAACATACATTACCCACGATACACGAATATCGCAATGGTATCTATTCTGCTTCCATGTCTTACGATAAAATTGTTTTAAATCTGGGTGAGCGTCCCAAAAAGACGCCCTTAATTGTGTAACAGTTTTTATCCTGTTTTCATTGGTAAATTGTTTCATTTTGTTTCATTATTTCGGGCTTTGTGAATCCGAATAACAGGAGCAAATGTATAACTCTATGTTATAAAAACAATAGCAGGTCAAAAGTATTTATCAACAGGGGTGTTTATAACTTTGAATTATACAGGACAGTCATAATATCAATGTCACCTTATAGCTAGCGCTCTCTTTTAGTGATGTGAAATGTATTAAGCCGTTTTTGTTGTTCGGCTATCTCTTCATGTATTGCCTTTATCAACCTCTTACCATCGGCAGTAACGGAGTAGGCGCAGGGCTGCCAAGGCCAAAGGACGGAACGGCCATGTGAAAGCAGGAACCCAGAACTTAACAAGCGATTCATGCTTTTAGTTGTATCTACTCTCCTCACCTGCATTAAAAGCCTTACTTCACTTTGGTTACATACGCCCTCCCCAAGTCGGGACACGTTGAACTCGCAGAGGGCGGAGCAGCAGACCAGATGCTCTAAATCTATCCGCCACAAACCATGATTGAAAGCAACACGCTTAAACGCCCCAAATAGGCTAGGAATGTCTAATAGGCTATATTCCCTTATCTTGTGCTTAAAAGCCTCCGTTTGGCATATCTTACGCTTTATCTGTCCCATATTCAACACGAACATACACCTTATACCCGAATATTGAAAGGAAAACGGACTGATTCGACCTTTTTAACCACAAAAAGCCCGGAATTGGTCAATTTTGAACGAATTTAACAAGAAACAGGCAAAAGGGAAATTGTTATCAGGCGGTGAAATAAGACAGGAGCGCAGGATAATAAGATGCCGAAAGTGCTGAAATGGCGGAAAAATGCGGCTTTATAGCGTAGTTTCTGGGTAAATTGGTGAAGCAATAAGATGAAAGACAGGCAGCAAATGTATAAACCGCTGATAATGGGCTTAATATGCTTCTAGTTTACATAATAGTAATTACAACAGGTAATTGGCCACTTCCTGCAATAAGATGTCGATAGCTTTGGCAGCATTAGATGAGATTCTGGGCGCTAGTTCCTGCAAAGAGGGCAATGATGAGGGCAGGTGTGAAAGTCGAACCGTTTGCCCTTCCGAAATGAAAATGGAGGGGGTGGGTGTTTGGGATTCGATTTCCCTTTTGCACCAGGGCGTGTGCATCAATATCTATGATTACCAGCTTATCTCCACACAGAATTTTTTATTTTTTTGGAGATGGGTAGAATTATGAAAACTTTATTTAGGGATTTTATTTAGGGACTTTATTTAAGGTGCTGTAAGTTTGTTGAGGTGTTGTTGTAGTGGTAAGAATTGCGCGAAGATTTATAGTTTTGTGTTAAAACAAAAATACAATGGCAGTTTACACAGACATCAGGACAGTTATATTGACGCTGGAGGGTTTGCAAGGCGAAGCTCCTGTTTACAATTCTAGTTTAAAGGAGTTGCTGATACCGGTTGCGGATGCTATTTCGGCTAATTCGGGATTGGCAACAAGTAAAGAAGATGCATCTAACAAAAGCACCTCAACAGGCGACAGCGCGAGCAGTGTCAAATTCCCTGTATGGAGCGCGGTGGTTACTTATGTAACAGGATTAGGGTATCTGCTTGCGTCAACAGCGGCATCTACCTATCAGGCTATACTAACAGCTACAAACTTTGGCAGCTTCATCAACGGATTAACGGCTAAAGCTACTCCGGTAGATGCCGATTATTTTACATTAATGGATAGTGCCGATAGTAATAAGGCCAAGAAGTTTAGCTGGTTAAGTTTAAAAACTCATGTTAGTTCCTATATCGGGTTTAAAGATGTGCATGTGGCTGATTCAAGTGTTACGGGAACAACATCACAGACTATAGTTGATAGCTTATTAATCCCCGCAGGGACAGGGGGTATTGGTAAGGCAATAATCTACTTTCCACGCTTTAGAAAAACAGGTACAGCAGGGACAGTGTTACTTAGGGGGTATATAAATACATCGGCAACTGTTGGTGGTAGTAACTTTTACGCACCCGCAATTTATAGCGCAGCTACATTAAAGGCTACAGCTAATAAGTTTGGGCTTATAAAGTCTACCACCAATACAGAGTTCTTCTCCAATGTAGCAGAGGACTTATCAGTAATATCATCGACTTCTGCCGTATCAACATTTAATATTGATTGGACAGTTGACCAATATCTAGTAGTCACTGTCCAGTTAACGAGTGCCGCTGATACAGGAATATACTCAGGGCATCTTTTTGAAATAAAATAATATGAAAACATACGTAGCGAATGAATTTGGACAGGCATTAGATGAATCGGGTAACTTATTGCCTCGTTCATCTAATGCAAGGTTATTTAACGGCACTCATGTAATTGAGTTTGAAACTGAACAGGAGAAAGAAGATTACTTCGCTGCTATTCCAGTTTTTTGGGATAAAGAAGCCTACTGCCAAACCGTAAACGACTCCCACAATGCTCTTTTTCGTTCACTTTATCAAGAGCGAAACTATCTAAGCATTGGTGAAATATCTTTATGGGTTGATGACGCTGAGTTTGGGGCAGAGGCAAAAGCCTTACGCAATTGGTGGAATGAAACCTGTAAGCTGGTTTCTGCCTATCTGGATAACGTTACCGAAGAAACCGCACAGCCGGTAGATGAATTCATTCAAACCTTACCTGCATTTCAAGTATGATTAACGCCATCCGCATTGGCCGGATGCAAAAGAGATTTTGCTGGGCATTATCAGAATTGCTTGCAGGTCAGAATACATCTGGCGACATTTACTGCGATCAGTTGAAGCCTATTTTCTACGAGATTGCCAATATCTTCGAGGCAGTTATCGGGTAAGTCTTTCATGGGGTTTTTTGGTTTGGGCGTTCCTCTTGCTGGGGGAGCGCCCTTTTTGTTTTTGTAAAGTTCGGGTTGCGCGGTGAAATATGGGCATAAAAAAACCCACGTCTTAGGTGGGCTTTATGTGACTCGTTCCAATGCTCTGTTTCCGGTCGCTTACAAAATTCATCAATGTTGAAAAATAATCCGGTGAGCCGTAGTCTGTGCTAAACTAGCACCAACCAACATCAAGCGGCAGGTCGGAGGTCGTAGTCACTACGCCAACCGGACAAGGCTTGCACTCCGTAACGAGGGTGGTCGTTTTGGTTTCTTCGTCAATAGTAACGAAGGGAATGTTGTTTACGGCCGATACTACAAAGGTCTTACCAGGCATAACATCAGAATACTTCTCGCATTCTAATTTCGGCATTACCTGTGCCCTTTCGTATTTCGTTGCCGGTGTGTCCACCGCGGCCCCAACGTGCGTGAATGCTATCATACCGAGTAACATTAACGCAATAGCTTGACGCTTTTTCATATTGCTAAATTAAAAAGTTTTGGCGCTGCAAGGTGTTTTTGAAATCTTTTTTCCTGTGCATCGAAGTGAATATCCTCTATTTCATATCCCAGAAATGGAAGTCCGGCATCGTAGGCCTCAATTCTGCTACTTCCACTACCTACATACGGGTCGAAAATACTTTCTCCGCTGGAGCAATAGGTATTAAAAATCCAATTATACAGCGGTCTTGGTTTTTGTGTCGGGTGGAATTTTTTCTCGTTTAGCTTTTTATTCCCCTGCATGATATGGCCTTGAGAAACACTTTTACCCTGCATCATTCCTGCCCACATAAACTTAAACACAACTGTTGGCCGGTCAAAAGATGTCCAGGCAAGTTCAAAATCATTGAAAGAACTCTTTCTTGCGCACTTATCCCACACAATCCAGCCGGTAGGGTGCTCTGATATCCACCTTTGCAACTCTTCATCGCCTCTAGGGGTTTTGTGGACTCCTATAAAATCAAAGTAATTCGCACCGAAGATTATCTGGTTTTTAGAAACCCTGCAAAGCTCTTCATACCACTTGAATCCAGGAACTTCCCACTTATTTGTAACAGGGTAATATACTCGCTTAACCCTTAGTGTGCTGATATCGCTTCCATAGAAAGACCTCCTCTCTGGTCCAGAGAAGTATGGTGGGTCTGGTATAGCTAAATCAAATTGATTATCAGCCATACCAGCCATACCGGTTAGACAGTCGCCAAGAATAACCAAACTATCTGTCCTCACATTGAAAGTTTATAGAAACCAGATTCCAATTAGCCGGAACAAATATTTTCAACTCTGGCCGATGCTCTACCTCTTCGTGTCCATAGTAAGAACCCCTGTGTTTTGGAAATTCTGGCGATACAGTCATTTCAATTCCCTTCAACTCTTCCTTTAGGAATGATATGCAGATATCTGAATTATCTGACTGAGCTTCAACCAGCGCCCCTATTTTTTTGGCATGACTCTGGGCTTCCCGAAGTATGGCGTAGAAGTAAATAGTTCTGTTTGAAAACGTGTTTGGAATAGTAATCACATCTCCAACCGAAACTAATCCCCAGCCAACTTTTTTATAGTCCTTTACCCCAGCATGGCCAACCGGTAGTAAATCTGTTAATCTCATTCTCATTTTCTAAAGTATTTAGCGCGTTCAGCATCAAGAATACCTTGTGCCCAAAGTAGGGTGTCGCTTGTGAAGTCTTTCCCGATCATCCATCCTACAAAATCGGTGTGGTCTTCAGCCGGTTCACCTTTATGCTTACCAAAATTAAGAATTATAACACCATCCTTATTCCGGATAAACTTTCCAGCAAAATCGCAGGTTGGGTCAAACTCTTGGCCGTTTGATTGAAAGTCTATAATGGCATTGGTATCATGACTAGGAACTTCACCACTCTCCATCATACCCTGAAGAACCTTGAAACTAGCTACAACATCATTCATAGCGTCATGAGCGCCCTCCAACTCCTCTCCGGTGTATCTCTTGTAGGCAGCAGAAAGGCTCTGCGGATACAGTATCTTGTAAAGGATAAAAGGGTCAATAACATTTCTTCCCTCTAAAGAAAATCTAAACCCAGCCCTGCCAAACTCCTCGGCTAAAAGAGGGATATCAAAGCGCTTGATGTTGAATCCGGACAAATCACAGCCCTCGATGAAGTCTTTGATTTTTGCTGCAACTACATTGAAAGTAGGGGAGTCCTTTACCATTTCGTTTGTAATTCCATGGACCTCGGTTGACTCAAGGGGAATAGAAACACCTGGGTTAATGTAAAACTTCAATTCTTCGGTAGAATAGTTACCCGGTGCAAATGGGAACTTATCTGTTGACGGAATTACCTTTAAGGCGGCAAACTGACAAATTCTGTCTTTTGCAAGGTCAACACCTGTTGTTTCTAAGTCGAAAAAAACGGTTGCTTTCATGTTTATATTGATTTAATTGGTTACTAAAATGGGGTATCTTCATCTTTCTGCTCCGACTTAAATTCTGCGGAACCTACTTCTTTCTTCTTTTCGACATACTCCTGCTCGAATGTGGAGTACTCGGTATCATCAAACCGGTTGCTAGCGCCCAGAAACTTCGCCCTGGTTATTCCTTTCGGACCCATTCTGTTCTTAGCGATGATAAACTCCGTTACGCCCTTTGTGGTGCTTCCATCGGAAAAGGCATTTATTCCATGCTCTTCGGGACGGAAAACAAATATCACCATATTAGCGTCCTGCTCAATCGCACCCGACTCGCGCAGGTCGGTTAGCTTCGGTCTGCGATCCGGAACCGGCCTCTTATCCATTTCCCTTGACAAAGCAGCCAGACAGATAACAGGGATTCCCAGATTCTTCGCCAACTTCTTCAACCGCCTGGATATCTTCGAAAGTTCCTGTTCCCGATTAGTAAAAGCGCCCTTTTGCTGTGGGACTTCCACCAGCTGAAGGTAGTCTATGAACAGCATCTCGATTTTATTCTTAGCCCTCCAAACCTTTGCTATTGCCTCTATTTCGTTTATCGTTATGCCTCCGACATCGTTAATATAAATCGGCCAATCAAGCATTTTTGAGCGAGCTTCCAGAAGCCTAGTCCATTCCTTCGGAGTAAGTTCACCGGTCATTATCTTGGAACTGTTGATGTCGGTTTCGATTGAAATAAACTTATCCATCAACTCATCAGCGCTCATCTCAAGAGAGAAAATGCCAACAGGAACACCCTTTCTGGCATTAATATGGGCACCTTGAACCATCAGGGTTGACTTTCCCTCCGCAGGCCTGCCGGCAAGAATTATCAAATTGGTATCCTTAAACCCAAGGCTCTTTCTGTCCAGCGTGTATAGTCCTGTTGGCTTTCCTATCACAAACTTCTGGTCTTCCGGCTTTTCGCTGGCCTCCTTGATTGCGGTAATTTTATCATCCAGAACCTCTACCCAACTTCTAGCTTCTTGCTGCGAAGTATCGTTCAATAACTCGCTGAACTTACTTACAGCGTCACCCAGAACATCAAAAGGGTCTGATTGATCATCGTAAGCCTCTCGCATAGTGTCGGCTGAAATAGCAATAGCCATTCTCTTCATCCACTCCTCCTTAACAACCAGAGCATGATACTCTACGTTTGCCGCAGAACCGATTGTATTCATCAACCTGGCAACATAGTACGGACCGCCAGCGACATCAAGAAATCCCAACTTCTTCAGCTGATGGCAAACAGTTTCAAGGTCAATAGGATTATTTTCTATTGCAAGAACAACCATTGCTTGATAAATCTTCTGGTGTGCGTCAACGTAAAACATTTCCGGCTTTAAGAACCGACCAACCTCTGTCATGGCAGTTGACTCCATGAGTATAGCACCAAGAACCATTACCTCCATTTCCCTAGCCCGTGGGGGAAGTTTACCAAACTCACCGTAGTCGAAATCTGTCTTCCGAACTAATGACTTCCTAATGTCTTTCATCTCCATATCCACCTCCTAATGTTGCTGATAGCCCAGCCTCTTCCGGCTTCTCTATCTTGTGTGACTGAATATATTTCTTCTCCAAAACCTTGATGTAATTGGTATCGTTTTTTATCAGAAAATCGAAACTGAACCACTTTGACTCAAGTGCAAACTTCTGGTCTGCTGCATTTTTGAGTATTTCCGGAAAGTCAAACTTCTTATCCGACAACCTGGTTCTAAGTTTTCTCCTTCGAGTTTCGGAAACTGATAAAACCTTGCTGGTTCCGTACTTTTCAGAAAACATATTCCAAAGCTCTACATACGGTTCCGCAAACTTCGGTTTGTGTTTACGGATAAAAACAGTTACCGAAGAAATATCTTTTTTGACAGCGTTCCAGTCGGCAAGGCCGACAACATCTACGTTAGTAGATGTACTTGTATTTATATCATTAACAGTTACAGTACCATTTACAGCGACCGAAGCGATAGGTAGCGATGCGGTGGGATCGGTATGCGATACATTTTTTTTGCGTTGTTTGGCTTTCTGAATACCATCGTGAATAGAAAGTTTCTGGTCGATAACTTCTTGGTAGATGTCTGGGTCCCATCTCTTCAAGTTACCCATAGCGCCTCCTTGACTTTTCTTAATCACCTCGGCTTCCCAATTCTTTAGGTCGCGTTTCAACTGCTGCCTAATCGGTTCAAAAGCCATTTCAACTATAAAGTCAATCGGGACCGGGTTATTGTCATTCACGTATTCAAGAATGTGCAGGAACAGTTCTCCGGCATAATTTGTCTTATCCTGCCGGTCTTTTAGGACTAGCTTCTTCACAACCGTTAAAAGGTCGGAGTATAGGATGAAAGATTTTTTGTCTTCAGCCATAAGGTAAAAGTCGCAGGGACAAAGGGGCGCAAACGCTCCGAGCATACAGGGAGAGAACCCTTTGCCGCCTGCTAATCTTTAATAAGTTTTTTTGAAATCATGTGCTCTGTCCGTTTGCGGAAGCGAAAGAATAAAATAATTCTGAACTTCCAAAAGTTTGAGAAATATTTTTTAAAATTTGGAAGTTAATGTTTGAATTGTATATTTGCACAGAATTTATAACATCTGTATATATGGGTCAAATAACAAGGCTAGAGTATAACAAGATACAAGCAGTAAACTTTTCATTGCTAAAATTATATATGCGCTCCCCAGCGCACTTCTTGGAAGAATGGGTAAATGGCCAGGACTCTGATGAGGTTGAAAAAGAAACCAAGGCGCTAAGAATGGGTAAAGCTATCCATACTTACGTCTTGGAACCGGAGAAGTTCAAAGAGAATTATGTTTTTATAAACTTCGAAGAGAGGCCGATTCAGCAAAACAGCAAAGGCGGTGTAGCTGATTACAGGACAAAGGCAAATAGGGAATGGAGGGATAACCTTATCCAGCACTACCTTATGTTGGGTAAGTCGGTTCTTAACTCTGTTGAGGAGTTTAATGAGATTTCAAGTATGGGGAAAAGTATTGTCGAAAACAAAGCCGCCTCCTCGCTTCTAACCGATTGCTTGAATGAGCAGTTTATCGAGTGGACCGACAAGGATACCGGTGTAAGGTGTAAGGCGATAGTTGACTTTTCCAATGCCAAAAAAGCTATCTATGGCGACCTAAAGAGCATGGAAGATGCAAGTCCGGCTATGTTTGGCGGATATCTGGCAAAGTGGAATACCTACGTTCAGTTGGCCTACTACGCGGATGGATTAGAGGCTGTGCATGGAGTTCCGTTCAATACCGCCTTTGTTATTGCTATCGAGAAGAAAGCACCGTTTGTATGCCAGCCTTATTTCATTGATGAGAGCGCTATCGAGTTGGGTCGCACGATCTACAAGTCACTTTTGCTTACTCACAAGAAATGCACCGAATCGGGTGTGTGGGGCGCGTATGACTCACTGTATGAAACAATTCATGGAATTATTATAGCTAAACTTCCGTCTTGGGTGCATAACAAAGCCGAAAACGATGAGAAGTATCACAATTCGTAACCAAAAACAAACCATAAAATGACACCAGCAACAGTTCAGCCAGCAAAGCTACCAACAACCGTAAAAACAGTACAGGACTTTCAAAAAGTCATGCAGGCCTACGAGGGTCAAGTAGCGCAACTTCTCGGGACAAAATACGGAATGACCGCCCAGGAGTTTACAATCACCTGCGTAAACGCGATTAAGAAAACACCAAAGTTGCTAGAGTGCAACATCAAATCACTATTCGGCTCGATACTTCTTTCTGCCGAATTAGGGTTGAAGCCAAATACGCCAGATGGATTAGCGTACATTATCCCTTATGGAAAAGAAGCTCAGTTCCAGGTTGGCTACAAAGGCCTTATTGAAGTTGCCTTGAGGTCTGACGCTGTGAAGCAGATTTTTGGTGGTGCCGTTTATGAGAATGAGTTCTATGAAGAGGCGGATGGGAGATACAAGTATGTGAAATACACCGGAATGGATACTAATAAAATGGAATTGGTTAAGTTGAGGGCTGGAAAGTTGAAGTCAATCGGATTTACTGACGCTGAAATAGGGGATGATATCAAGAAATACAAGGAGCGTCTGGATAAGGGTAAGGGAGAACTTGTCCTGGTGTATGCGATTTGCTTTGTTGAGGGTAAAGAGGACCCGATTCAAGTTTCTGTAACGAAAGATGTGTTGGATAAGATTCAGAAGCTATCAAAGGCTGGTGGAACTAACTTCTCTCCATATAACAACGGAACCGATGTTCATAATATGATGCAGGTAAAGGCGGCTATAAAGCAGCTGTATAAGTTTCTGCCAAAAACAGGAAATCCGCAAATGGGAAGGGCTGTTGAGTTGGATGATATGCAGATTATGGGCGCTTATCCTAACATCACCGAAGATGGTACTGTTGAGATAATTGATGTTCCGGAGCAGAAGAAGTCTTCGCAGCATGAAAAAATAACCCAAGCCATAGGCAATAAGGTTCCTAGTGTAAACCCAAAGGATGAGTTGATATTGAAAATTGAATCCTGCACATCAACCGAGGAGTTAGATAATCTGTATGACGCTACGCCAGATGATTTGAGGAGTATGGTAACGGAGTTGTTTGTTCAGAAGAGAAAAAGTGTAAACTGATATACGAATGGCAAAAGCTGCTGTTGATGAAGTTAAAAAGACTTTCATTGATGCAAACGGAAGTAGCACTTGCCGGTCAATCGAAGCGTGGAATAAGCGGGTCGGATGGCATGGAGCATAACGTATCGGGTATAAAAAACGTGCGGAATATCACAGGGTAAATTCGTAGAAATACGGACACTAAAAACGGTTTAAAAAAAGAATAGCAAATGCCGTCAGGCAAAAAAACTTATACTATGACAGACAAACAGATAATCATTTACGGAACATTATTATTAATCGGATATATAGTTGGCAGATTTCATGGACTACTAAAATCATGGAAATGAAAGCAGAAGAATTTATGATGAAGAATTTTGCCGGAATCGAGAAAGAAACTTGGTTCCCCGCTATTGTAGCACTTGCTGAGGGATATGCAAAACAAGAAGTGAAACCTATTCAGCGAAAGATTGACTGCTGCAAATCTGCAATAAATGGAGCATTAGACGGACTGCAATTAGACAATACTTGCGATGTGGTAGAAAAGAGTATAGTTATAGAGCAACTGAAAGACCAACTAAAACATTTAACAAAATAATTTTACCAAAAGTTTGTTGAGGAGTATGGTAACGGAGTTGTTTGTTCAGAAGAGAAAAAGTGTAAACTAAAAAACCAATTATGTCAAGGAAAATCACAAAAGTATCGTTTAAGAACTCCGGTTCATCTGGGGTAGAGATTAAGTACACAACATTTGACGCAGCAGGCTTGAAAGATAAAACCGGCAAGGAGGTTCCTCATGCTCCTCACATCACCTTTCAGAAAGCAATGGAGAAAATGGTTTCCCACCTGCTATTTCTGACGGAGTTTGAGTTGGAGTCAAAGTTCAAGAAATTGGAAAACTTTGATATCGAAAGCGCAAAGGACTTTCGTGTGTGTGGTGTTAGTATTTCTGGTGAGGGCGACAAAGAGGGTGTTGTTATTACCGGATACAAAACATTGAGTAATGGAATGGGCTTCGTGTTCAATACTCCTAATACCAAACTGAATCCTGCCGATGGCGCTGGATATAAGTTTGCAAAGGATTTGATATCTGACCTGGGAGAACTTGAGGCGGAGGCTCTTGAGTATCTTGCTGGAAAGTATGGTGCTGTTCAGGGCGATTTATTTCCGGCAGATAAAAGCGGAGAAGAGGAGTAATGATTGTCGATGAGTATGAAGTCCGAGCGCTTTTAAAGCGGCTGAATTGGGAGGTTTTGGTGACAAAGCGCCCGGACTTCATTATTGGTGTTGTGTTGAAGAAAGTAGCTTCCTCTGGAATCAGATTTGAGAGGGACGCAAAGAATAAAATAGTTGTTGTGCCTGTGACTATGTTTGGCCACGATGATCCAATAGCTAGAAGTTCTGACTATGTTTACGAGCAGTACAGGGGATGGTTTGGAGAGGTTTTAAGGGAAAGGAATAATGGAGTAGTAGATTTGTGTATGGTTCGGATAAGAAAAAGTGAAATTTCATCACCGGTTGTTACCGAGATTTTAAAAAGCGATTTAAGTTATGAGTGATAAAAAAGAGTCTTCAGAGAAGATAAGGTTTAGAAAGTCTGTCGCCAAAGAGATGAGAGATGCCAGACAAAGCTATCGGCCTAAGAAAACACAGGGGTCAATGGCTACGAGTCTGGGCATAAGCAGCCAGCATTTATCAAACGTAGAAACAGGAAAGTATCTTCCGTCTATGGATTTGCTGTTTGATATCGCCCACCAGACAGGCAAAGAGGTAATTATATTGTTAAGAGATAAATCAGTTTAAGATGAGTTTGAAAGCAATAATTCTGGGCATACTTATAGCCCTGTTTTTCATTGGTGTATTTTACTATGCGGTTAAGTCGATGTCCGATGAAGCTCACAAGCGATGGGAGGAGGAGTGGGATGAGTCTTCTGACCAGAACTATATTGTTGATGGAGTTGAAACAAATGACGTTCCGGAAGATGCCTTTGTATTTGTTCGGTATCGGGAGTTTGTCTTCCCTATGAGAATTTCTGAAAAGAGAGATATTTGGGATAAGATGAACAGGAAGCAAAGGAATGACCAGCTAGAAGCAAGCAAAAAGGCTGTAAAGCATGGTAGGGTTAAGTTAGTGTGGCTGGAAGACAATGTTTGTTGCTTCCTGCCTGTTAGTGGCGACCTAGTGGCTTTGCAGAAGGATTACAAAGAATTTTTGAACCTTGGAGGAAAAATAGAAGAAGCATAATGGATATCAAATCAATAAAGCCCGGACATGGCTATGTCCTAGTAGAAATACCTCCGCTGGTTAGCACCATAAAGACTCCATCTGGAATAGAGCTTTACATTGAAACGTCATTCGAGCCAGAAAGGTACGCGAATGTCTGGGCTACTGTTGTTGCTGTTCCAGATAGGTTAAAGACAAAGACCATGCTCGAGGATAGGAATAAGAAGCATATTATTTCTGACGACAAGGAGTGCTATGTTATGCCTGGGGATAAGGTTTACTTTCACTACTTAACGATCAAGAACTCAAAGAAAAATCATAATCGGGGAATGTATTTTGAGGAGGATGGAAAGAGGTATTCTCTGCTTCCTTACTCCTCTTTGTTCTTTGCGGTTAGGGTTATAGGATATGTTGATTCATATTCCGGAAGTAATATAGCAAAAGATACCGCTAGGGTGATTAGTCTTGGTGTTAATGAGGCTGTTGATTTCGTAAAGTCGGTACGCGAAGACAAGCCTTTGGTAGATTATGTAATGCTTAATGATTGGTTGCTTATAGAGCCGATTAGAAAGGGTCAGCACATCGAGTATATACCTAAGTATGGAAACATCATTGTTGATGATGAGTTGAGCACAGGTAAGATAATTGTGACTACCGATACTCCTTACAGGTCAAGCGAGGGTATTGTAAGAAGCGCACCGGCTGGGTGTGGGTTATCTGAAGGTGACAGGGTTGTGTTTGAGAAAGAGTCTGATGTTCCGGTTGAGTATGACCTAACCAGAACGCTAGATAAGCCATATTACAGAATGAAGTTGGAGGATATTATCGCTAAAAGGGTTGGTGACAATATGATTCAGTTGGTTCGGGATTATACGCTTATAATCAGAGAGGCAGAGGCGGAGCAGACGACAACAGGGTTCTATATACCAGAGGTTTCACAGGAAAAGCCGTACCAAGGTGAGATAAAGATGGTTGGCCCTGATTGTAGTGAGGTTTCTGCTGGTGACAGGGTTATTTTTGATAAGGGCGTTTATACCGACTTCCCTTGGGGAGAAAATGAAATTGGTTCATTGGTTCGGGAAGAGAAAATTCAAGTTGTATTGTAGTGGGTCAGCTAGATATATTTTTAGAGATATGGGAAGAGCGCCCACACGTAAGCGAGATAAAGGAGTCTGGGATGATTTTGCAGTTAGTAAATCAAAATCACTTACTCTGGATAAATCAGTTCTTTCATATACTGCCAAAGTCAATTTACGGAAAGGCTAAGTTGTCGAAAGAAAACATTATCCTTACAACATATGACCAACATCACCGGTGGACTACAAATGTCGGTTCGTTGAAGAAGCTAGAGGAGTGGCAGTGGGTTTTTGAGAAGTATGAGGAGTTGAAACAGAAATATCACCAAGGTTATTTTGATAATTTATGAAACAACGAATAGTAAATCTTGTCACATTAGTGATAGACTATTTTGCTTCCTTTAGACCAGAGCATACCTGTAAGTATTGCGGCTGTAAAACAAGGCAGTCAGACAGCAAGTGCTATGCTAAACCAAACTAAACATGACACCAGATGATTTTATTGATATGCGTTGGCGTATTGACCTCCTTTCGGAAACGGAAAACTGCTTGACAGCATTTCCGGACCTGGGAGAAAGGATGGATGGATTGTTGCTTAATGACCTAAAGGTTCTTACCAGCATTACGAATGACCAGCTAGTGCGCTATATCGTATACGCATACCACAGGTTCTCTCCATTTGTGAGAAAGATAACCGATGTAAAGCACAGGAAAAATCAAGCATTGATACAAGCCGGCTTCTCGTTTGGAAAGGATGGTGTGCCAGAGGATATTCAAGAACTTATCAGCACCACAAACGAAAGGGTTGCAGATATTACACTTCGGTTCCTGCAGGGGGAGAACTCTATGAAGTTTTCGGCATTGATGATGCAGGTTGACGCTTACTACAAATACAACTACGAATTGGCCTATACAGATGCAAAACAGATATCCCAACTAACAAAAGCTATTCATGCTCTGGAAGACAGTATTGAGTCATTATCGCAGGAGGTCTTTTTTGGTGACACAGATTTGAATAACTTTGTTGCTGGGTCAAAGCTCAGGGGGCTTATTTTGACACCGGAACAATTTGCTCAAAAAAATAAAAGGTCTTGAACTACTTAGGATATGAAGATTGGCAGCCTACACGCCTAATTAAGCAAGGTATAGAAGACCTTGAGCCATATCTCATTAAATTCCCAGAACCGCCAAAGCCGGAAGAGTTTATAAACTTCGGTAAAAAGCCAAGTGAACAGTTTTTTGTAAGAGAGGTTATCCCAGAGTGGGTGTATCGTCTTAATAGGATGCGCAGGGAAGAGGCGCTTGAGTTGGTTCGCGTAAACTCATATATGGCCGAGTGGGTAGATTCTCAATGGAGGAAGCGTAGGGATGGGGTTTTCATGTATATAAATGGTAAGCCGTTTTATTTGCCCGGTAAGTTCTGGTGGTATTTGAATTATTATTGGCAGAATACCGAAAGAGGTGTTGACCTTGGTGACTTTAGATATCCAGACCTAGAATGGTTCTGGATATGGTGCTTATTTGTTCTTCCTAATCCGAATGTTTACGGAACTATTGACTTTACCCTTAGAAGAGATGGAAAGACTGCGCGTATGTGCGCAGAAACCCTAGAGGAGTTGACAAAGACGGCAAACTCAAAGGCTGGTCTTCAATCGAAGACCGGTGCGGATGCAAAGGCTACGTTTCAAGAGTTTATAGTTGAGCCATGGAGGAGGCTTCCTTTCTTCTTCAGTCCAAAGTTCGATAACAAAACATATCCGGCTAAAGAAATAAACTTTAGGTCTTCATCTATGAGTGGGGAGAGTATGGACGCTTCTACGCTTGCCGATGCGGTTAGTGATGAGTTGGGTTCTTCAATAGAGGTTCGGGATACTGTAAAAAACGCATTTGACGGACGTAAGTTATTGCGGTACGATGGGGATGAGTTCGGTAAGGTTGAGGAGATGGACGTTTACGAGGCTTGGCGTATCCATAAGCAATGTTTGAGGGTCGGCCAGAAAGTTGTTGGCAAGGCAAAGATAACTACAACTGTCGAGTTGTTGAGTAAGTTGGGTATGGGTCCGTTCTTCCAGATTTGGGATGAGTCTGACCGGTCTAAAATGACAAAGTTGTTCCAGACTGTCAGCGGCCTTGTTCCGATATTTAAGCCTGGGTATGAAGCGTATATTTATGACCAATTCGGATTCCCGATAGTTAATACTCCAACAGCTGAACAGGCGGAGTATAGGAAGCAGGTGTTGATATCGGAGAATAGGATGGAGGAGGTGAGTATGGGTTATCACCACAAGGGCGGTAAAGAACTTCTGGAAATAGAGGCCGATACGCAGCCTACACCGGCAAAGAAGCAGGCGTTTATACGAATGTATCCTCCTTCAATAAGAATTGCTAGGCGGAGCGATGGAAAGGATTGCCATTTTTCGGAGCACGTTGAGGCTATTGATGAGAGGTTAGATGAGTTGAAATACGGAGAGAATGAGTATGCTGGTAATCTGGCTTGGAAAGATGATATCAGGGATGGAGAGGTTATCTGGAAGCCATGTCTTCATAAGTTCTCAAATGAAAAGGATAGCAGGGGTCATTTAGTTGGTTGCCCACATTGCCGCTGGCGCTTTTATTATCTGCCGTTTCAGTATGCGAACAATGTAGTTATGAGAAACGGATATCGGACACCTGGCAATAAGGGTAAGTTTCTTGTATCTGGGGATACGTTTAAGTATGACGTTACGGCCGGCACAAGAAAGTCAATGGCTACTTCTCATGGATACATGGAGTTCGATTTAAGTGTCGATGGCGGAAAGGAGGAGGAGGATTGGTTGACGGATGATTTTATATTTGAGTATGGTTCTAGGCCACCGGGTAAGCGGATTTATGGAGAGGATATGATAATGACTTGCGCGTTTCTGGGTGCTGAAATGTTTCCCGAGATAAATGTTCCATTCCTTTGGGACTATTTTGTGGAGAGGGGATACGAGAAGTTCTTAAAGTTTAAGCGACTTTTGAAAAAGATGGATAATGGTAACATGAGGGTAGAAGAGTCCGTAAACCCTGGTATAACTACTCTGGGCGATGTAATAAAGGATCCGATGTTTACTGCTGTGGAAACGTATTTGGGTAAAAATGTGAGGAGGTGCAAGGCGAGGAGGTTCCTGCAGGACTGCCGAGATGTAGATTATAGGAAGTTGAGTCCCTTCGATTACTTCATATCCGGCTCTCAAAATCTTTACGGAAGAAGCATGGTGGTAAAGCCGCCAGCAAAAAAAGAGGAGTCTAAGCCATACGATATCGGAGGATTCATGGATTTTAGGGTTGCAGGAGAATAAAATTTATTATTTTCGTTTTAAAATCGCGGGGTAGCGCAGTTGGTAGAGCATGGATTCATAATCCAAAGGTCGCAGGTTCAAGTCCTGCCCCCGCAACAAAAAATAGCGATGGCACTAATCGATTCTTTACCAGCGGCACAAGCAGGAGCAGAATTTCCTTCGCACCTTATAGACCCAAAATATAAGGACAGTAAATGGGTTCTCCAATATATAAAGGCGGCCTACTCACAACACAGAGGCAATAGCGGATACTTCTCAAATGGAAGAAAGTCTGATTGGATAGATGCCAGAAGATATGCTGCCGGTAACCAGAATGTAACGAAATATCACCGCTGGGCTTCCAGACTAAAGGACGCGCAGGGTAGGACGGTTTCTTACATGGATTTGAATTGGAGTATTGTTAGTGTTATACCTAAGTTCAGAAATGTTCTAAAGGGTTATTTCTCAAAGCTACAATATAGTGTAGGGTGCACAGCCATCAACCCGGAGGCCGCACTTGAAAAAGAAAGGACTAAAAAGTCCATCTGGGCTAGTAAGAAGCTCAAGCCTTTTTTCGATAATTTAGAGAAGAAGTCTGGAATGAGTTTTGGCGAAAACAAAACAATGCCATTTACCCCAGAAAGCATTGAGGAGTTGGAGATGTTCTTCAATTTAAGTTTCCGTCTTCAGACGGAGATATCTATGGAAGAGGGTCAGCGAATGGTATTCTATGAAAATGCCTGGAAAGATATCGAAGAGAAGTTGTGGGAAGATGTTATTGACCTTGGTGTTATAGGCCTTTGTGTTTGGGTTGACAGGATTTCTAAGAGAATAAAGGTTCGTTACTGCGATCCTGTGAATATGACCTTGGATAATTTCAGGGGGCACAATGGGGATAACATGGAGAGAATCGGAGAGTTCCGGTTAATGACTGTTGCTCAATTAAAGTTAGAGGCAGGAAACCAATTCAGCGAGAGGGATTATTATGAGATTGCGAACAAGCATAAGGGAATGTATGGAAATGCTGACAGGCTATCTCCGTATTCTGATTATGTAAATACGGACGCAATGAATACCTACTTCCCTTGGGATAACTTTCAAGTATTGGTTTATGAACTTTACTTTGATTCATGCGACAGGATAAAGCACGAAAGAAAGTGGGTGAATGGTGGACCTAGCACCGGTGTTAGGTTGACATTCCAGAAGCCGTTTAATACCAAACTGTCTAGTGAAAAGGCTGTTGATGAGGTAACCGGTGTTCCATACATTAAAAAAGAGGTTGTTGCTACGGATACCAAAACCGTTTATACAGGCAAGTGGATAGTTGGAACCGACTACCTTTATGACTCTGGAAAAGTAAGTGACATATCCAGAACAAAGGAGAACCCTAAAGAGGCCATCAAGCCAATGAAGTTTTATAGGGTGTCGGAAAAGAGTGTGGTTGAGCAGATGATACCATTTGCTGATTCAATTCAGATGAGTTGGCTAAAGATTCAAAACCTAAAGGCTAGGGCGATTCCAAAGGGTATAATGATAGAGGTTGGCGCATTTGAGAATGTTGCTCTGGATGGAAAGATTATGAGCGCTAGAGAGCTTTTGGAGGTTGCTGTTCAGTCTGGTATTATCATTTACAGGAAGAACAGTACCATGGATGATGATGGTTATGACCAGACAAACAATAAACCTGTAGAGGAAACTAAGGGCGGATTAGGTGCCGAGTTTCAAGAGTTGGTCGGCTCTATGGCAAACGATATTATGATGTGCAGAGAGGTTTCGGGAATATCCGAAATCTTTGACGCTTCAGCACAAGACCCGAAGCAATTAGTTGGTACCGCTCAAATGGCATTGGCTGGGACACAGAACGCCCTTACTCCTATGATAAAAGGTGTTGTTTGGATTAGCGAGATGGCCGCTATTGATATTGGCTGCAAGTTGCAGGAGTTGGCAAAGTATGGAATGATTGAGGGGTACGCGCCTGCCCTGGGTTCCGGTATCCTTGAAACTATAAAGATTGGTAGTGAAATAAGCATGGTTCACTATGGATACAAGATGGAGGCCTTGCCAACGGAGGAGCAGAAGATGAGGATAATGCGAACTGCGGAGATGGCTTTGGCTAATCCAAATGACCCTACGCATGGAGGTATAGACTTCCCAGATTACCTTGCTATCGGAAGAATGCTTGATGATGGTAAGTTGAAGTTGGCCGAGGCATTCTTAACTTATAAGGTAAGGAAATTCAAGGAGCATGTAGTTAAGTTGCAGCAGGAATCAATAGCTGCTCAAGGCAAGCAAAACCAAGCGCTAGAGGCTACCAAGGCGCAGATGGGGGCACAGATGGAGGAGATGAAGGTAAAGGGCCTAATGGCTATTGATGATAATGCAACAAAGAATAAAATAAAGGTTCTTGAAAAGGAACACGAACTTAAAAAGGATTTAGAATCTCATGTTAGCGAGAACAAAGTAACAGAAATTAGAAAAACAAGCGCGTTTGCTTAATATTTTATGCGCTGTGTTTAAGTTTTCATACATTTGTAACCAATTCATAATTATATATGACACCAAATAACGTAACCGACAGAGAAGCTTCAGCAGTAATGGAAGCATTTGGAATCAAAACAGGTAGTGCCGAAACGGTACAGAATGCCGGTGGAGATAAGAATGTAACTGTTACCGCACCAAACAGCGAGTCCACAACCCAGGTTAGGACTATCGAGAAGACACAGGGCGCGGAAAAGACACCGACTAAAGTAATTGAGATCGGAAGTCAAACGCAGACCAAACAGGTCAATCAACCGGAAACTAAGGTAACACCTAAAACCGAGCAAAACAACGTACAAGATGTGGCTAAAACAATCAGCGAAATGCTGGGTGATACGCCAGACAACATCAAAGTGCGTCTTGGAAGACAGGTGGAACTTGAGGAGATGGTTAAAAAAAGCCCCTATAAATCTCCATTCGGTGAAGTATTTGACGATCTTGTTTCTAAAAACATTGCCCCTGATGTAGCATTGAGGTTTATTACTTCTGACAAAGAAAAAATGTCGATGAAGGAAGTAATGGCATTTGCGTTACAGCAGGAGCGTCCGGGCATTTCGATGGATAAGATTACGGACTACATTGACCAAACATACAAGCTAGGCAAGTATGCTGAAAATGGCGATGAAGCACCGGGTATGACACGTCTTGAGTTCGATGTTCAACCTCACCTGCAAAAATTCGATGAACTGAAACAGAAATTGTTACAGAACGGAGGAAGCCGCCAGAACATTGAGGATAGCAGAAAGGAGTCAGCTAGATTGGATGCGTGGAAGCCTGCTACCAAGCAGATTTTCGAGAGCTTCAATAAGATTGAAATTCCTACCCCAAGCGGTGCTATTCTTCGTTATAATGTAAAGATGGATGCAGCGGAGCAAAATGAGTTGTTGAATGAGTTTGGCGCTATGCTTAAAAATCCGAATTTGGTAGCTGACGAGAATGGAATCGCAAGTGCGGCACAAGCCCTGCGTGACAGATACGTTGCTAAACACATGAACGAGATGGCAGTTGCTTTTATGAATCAAGGAAGAAGTATGTCAAATGAGGAGTGGATGCAGTTAGTTCACAATCCGTCAATGTCAAACACAGCCGGCCAAGAGGATTTCGGAAACAAAGGTGACCGAGATACTAATATTGCCGCTATGATTTTGGAGGCGGAAGGTGGAAGAAAGAAGTAAACAATTTTTTAAAACCTGTCTAAATTTTATAAAAAATGACACCTAATGTAAATCAACCATCGGCAACCACCGCGGTCATTTCCGATAAGTACATTTCCACGTTTGACATTCATAAACCTTCCATCCGGAACGATTTGTTTAAACGATTTGGAAAACAAGGCGTTGGTTTCTTCGCCACAATAGAAACCCTTGGATTTGTAGAGCCAGTAGATCAAACCAATTGGAGTCACTATGAAGAGGACTTCTACCATGAAACATTTACCGTTCTGAATCCGGTTGCTAACCCTGGTGCTGGTAACAGCGTAAACATTAGATTGCAGCCTAGTAACGTGGACGGCAGCGGATACTTCTATGTTCGCGTAAATGATGATGTTTTAATTCCTAATCAGGTTACCGGTAAGGTTATCGCAATAGATACTACATCTTTTGCTACACCACAAATTACTGTTGAGCCTCATGCTTCATCTGATAATATCGGACCATTAGCCGCAGGGCAGGAGGTTTCGATTTATTCGAATGGATGGCAGGAAGACACCGACCAGCCGGACGGACGTGTAGCTAAAGTTTCAAAGTTCACTTTCGGAGCGAAGATTATCAAAGAAACTGTTATCACTACCGGAACGGAAATGACAAACGGTGTTTGGTTTGATAAGGATAGCGATGGAAACCCTATCGGAGCTTACTACCTAACAGGTCAGTTACAGGCGGATTACAGAATGATGCTTCAGATTGATGGCGCTTCTCTGTTTGACCGCCCTATTACCAATACCAACTTGGTAAATGCTGGTCACCGTAACATGACAGGCCTTGTGCCATGGATGCGCGGTAATTCTCCTATCGGTGGTTACACCCCAGGTTTATTCTCAATGTCGAATATCAATTACATGATAAAGAGGCTTGAAAAGAACTTCGCGGCTGATGAGTACCTGTGGATGAACGGAATTGATTTGAGTATTGAGTTGGAAGACTTGTGCGCAGATTATTTCGAAGAGAATCCGGTAATCTTTGCTGGTGACGGAGGCGGAAAAACTGCCAGAGAATTGAACTTAGGGTTCAAGACCATCAACAAAAGTGAGTATAGCTTCCACCTTCAGAAAATGAAAGTGTTCAGTAATCCAAAGGTGTATAACATCGCTGGATACAACATTACAGGTCTGGGAATAGTTGCTCCTCTTGGATACCGTCAAGACCCTCAAACCAGAAAGCAGGTTCCGTCATTGGGTATGCGTTACAAAGAAAAGAACGGATACAGCAGAAAGATGGAGTTCTTTGTTCACCAGGGAGCCGGTAACGGACCTAAGCAGATAACACGCGACAGGAGAAGTATTAATATGCGTACTGAAATGGGTACGGAGTTCTTCGGAGCAAATAGCTTCTTCTTATGGGAGGAAGTTTAGTAAGATAACCTACTGCGGAAAGCCCCCGAACTCCTGTAAGAGTGAGGGGGCGCGGTAGTTTTAAAGAAGTCACCAAATTCAATTAAGTATATGATTTACAAGAACAACAAGGAATGGACAGGGGACGACAACTGGCAAGCACAGTTGGGAAAGGGCTTTAAGCTCAAGAAATCCGTCAAATTCTATCTTACACCAACCTATCAAGGAGAAAAAGTGGTGGATGATAAAAGAGTTGTAACCTATCCGGAATCTTACGCACTTCCACCGGCTTACTCGGGAATTATGAACGGAAGCGCAGTCGAAATCCGATATGTGACAAAGGCTACCGTTGGCAGAGAAAAAGGGGTGCCAACAGTTGTCAATATGCCGGATGCAATAGTTTTTCGGAATGGTATCTTGGAGGTTAAAAAGGACCAAATTGACCTGTATTATTTTTTGACTACACACCCTCGTTGCGAAACGAATACCGCCTACTTTACAGAGGGAAAGGACAAAAAACTTCATTCAGACGATGCTAAAGTCACCATGGCATTGAGCACCTTCAGCCACTTCATCTTTAAAGAAAGAAATGAAGTTCTTGAGCAGGAGATAGCTTACAATAAGCAGGAGGCTATCGTTAAGGCTAAGTCTTACATTGTGAATGACCTTACTAAAGAAGAGGCCATTTCGATCTATAAGACGTTAGAATCGGATTGGGATGAAGATATGCCTATTAGCAGAATTAAAAACTTCTTGCTGGCAAAAGCCGAAGACGACCCGAAGGATTTTATGGACCAACTGAACAGTGAAGTTAGGACGTTTAAGACCAAGGTTAATGAAGCCGTTGCTGCGGAGGTTATCTATTTCGATAAACCTAAGAAAGCATGGTTCTGGGCTGGCCCTGAAGGAAAGGGTAAGATTCTTACCGTTGCCAAAGGGCAGGACGCTACTTCTACTCTGGTTAAACATCTTCGTGATGTTGACAGCGGTGAACTTTACGAGGCTATTGTATCTGCTGTAAGGGAGAAGGAAGAGGAAGCGGCAGGGGTATAGGTGTAATTTAAAATAAGCAGGCTACATTGTCCTTGATTGAATTTAATTCGTCAATGATAGTGTAGCTTTTTATTTTTGTAACAGTAAATTAAATCAGACAATGGCAACACCGGCACAATTAAAGGCAGCTATACTTCATGGTAACACCATAGAATTAAACCTTTTAGCAAGCCCATACAACCAAGTAACTATTGATGATGTAGAGAATTATGCTTCTCTTGGTTTTGTTGCTGGTGTAGATACTGCTAAATCATTATTGAGAATTGTTTCACCTATCGGGACTCCTGTGTATGAGAATGCCGGGTATCTGACGGATGATTACACCTCGCCAGATTTTGATTTTGATTCAGTAGCCCAGATAGTGAAAGACCTTCCGCACGTAACCGGAGGGCTGTCGGCAATAGCCGGCACGTATGCTGTTTATGTAAAGCAGAAAGTTGTTTTAGGTGGGGATACTGTTTATGTAGAAAAGCAGCTGAGCTTTGTAATTTGTGTTGAGTTGCTGAAGACAGGTGTTTTGGCAGCAACCTATAATTGCGATGGTTCGCCTGCAACATTTACGGTAACGGATAATACATCTCTTGCCGGTGCTGATGGGTTCGTATTTGAATCGGTTTCCAGAACAATAGAGATCGCGCCTCCTTTTGGAAGTGGTCTTTCTCCTACTACTGGCAGTTCAACTTCTTTTACCCAGAGTCCTTTATGGACAGGAACGTATGGTTTTTCTGTTGAGGGCTTTATTACGTTTGTTAAGGGATATGACACAATTATTGTGAGATACGCTATCAACGGAGAGCAGTTGGTTGTGTGTAATGATATCCTTTGTAGAATGTATTGCTGTTTGTCTGGAATAAGGACAAACTATTATGATGAGGCTAATGCGTCCCAAAAGGCGATTTTATATACCAGGCTGATGTTAGGCCTGTTCGAGTATTCTATGGCTGTTCGTGCTCGTCTGTGTGGCTATACGGAGGATATTTCTGGCCACGTATCTAAGTTCTATGAGGTGACCAAGTGTAATCCTAATTGCGATACCTGTTTACAGGAAGATGCAGTTGCACCGGTTATCAATGACTGTGGTTGTGAAAGCGGAACCGATGGCAAGGAGATTCAACTACAAATGAATGGTAGTTGGGTTCAATGGAGATACGTTGGAGATTTAGCATGGAATAATTTGTATGATTCATCGGCCTCGATTGGACCAGCAGGGCAGAATGGAATAAATGGTGTAGCTTTAGTATTTAGCGACCCAGATACACATTTGACTACAACTACTGCGTGGGAAACTCTATCATCTTGTTCTACAGATAAAACTACTGATGGTAAAACGCTAAAGGTAAAGGGAGAGATTCTAAGAATATACGCGAGGTTGGAAGCGGTAAATAATCCTTCGGCAACCGGAATAAGTGGGCGACTTATCATTAATGGGAGCGGTCTTGTAAATGCCGTAATAGGCGGTATATCTATAGGGTTTGTAAATGTTAGTAACGGAATTATCGAAATGTTTGCCGATTTAATATTAAAGGACACAACACCCAATGCCATGCAGATTCGCAACCTTTTACGTGGTGGAGTTGGAAATGATGTTGCTATTGCATACAACTATACGGGAAGCGGAACATTTATAGAGTCTGCAAAATTACAAGATATAGGTGGAGCAGGGGTTGATTTTAGTGCGAATAACTATACCATTGCGGTTCAAGGGTTCAGTAAAGCAAGTGGTGATTTGAGATTAGTTGCATTTAATGTTACTAAGCTATCAATTGGTTCGCCAGCGGCAGTTATTGGTATTCAATATATGGTTCCGTTTATTACAACTAATGCTGTTCAGGATTATCCTAACGTATTGGGTGGCACCGGAAAGACAATGCTTCGCGTTTATTTGGACGGAGTTCTGTTGAAAAATTCTGATTGGACTTATGATAACGTAACAGACACGCTAACATTTATTATTAATATAACCGGTGCTTCCGAAGTTGCGGCAGATTACCAATAAAAACAAACGCATGAAAACAAAATTATTATCAGTTCTATTATTTGGATTCCTATTTGCCAATTCGCAGGTAGTCAAAAATCAAGAATGGGAATTCAACAACAAGGTAACTCTGAATGGCAGTGTAGTTATTCCAACAGGAGCATCTAATGGCGATGTTCTTACTTCGGATGGAAGTGGAAATGCTACGTGGCAAGCGAGTGGAAGTAGTGCAATACAATCTTCAACGGTAACGGTTAGTGCGGCTCAAATACTTGCACTTCACACAACACCTATAACTATTGTAGCGGCACAAGGGGCAAACACAGTAATTGTTCCAATATCAATGACGGTAGAGTACATTTATGTGAGTGCGGCTTATGCAACAGACCAAACACTAATATTTACTTATGGAGGGGGAACATGGCTTACTTTAAGTAGCGCATTAGCATTGACTCAAAACACATTTTATTTTCGAAATTTACAACAGAATGCAGGAGTTAGTGGTTCAAACACATACTCCAATGGGGCATTTAAGATTACAACTCCAACATCAAATCCAACTGCCGGTAATGCGACTTTGAAAATAACAATGTATTATGCAGTATCTAACCTATAAATCAATAAATATGAGAACAATGTTATTAACCCTTTTGCTATTAGCAGACCTTTTCGCAACTGCAACAAATTATCCCCCTACGTACTACATACCTGCAGGGGGGCAGACACTCAACAATCTGGACTATTCGGATATTGCTGGGCAGACGTTTTATGTAACCACATCAGGTTCGGTTAATCTTGGTAGCAATACCTATACGCTTACTTATGCTTCGTTGCCGTATGCAAGCACTTCGTGGAATGTAATATTTGATGCGACTAACTTATCGCTGGCTACTACTACCAATGTAAATCTGTTCGGTGTTACACCGCTGTCAACGTATTATCCGATTAAAAAGTTCTACATCAATTTTAGTGTTGTGTGGGATGCTGGTGTTCCAATTAAGAAAGTAACGTATTTAGCCTCTCTGGATGATTTGAAAAACTTTGCTTCATCTGTAAACTTCAATTCAAGGGCAAACTTTAATGATACGGTTAAGTTTTACGGAAATACTTATGTAGCGCCAGAGGTGCCAATTTCGGCAGGAAGCGCACTTGTGGCCAAGGATACCACAGGTAGGGTAGAATGGGGTTGCGCTCCTTGGTGCGTTACCGGTAATTCGGGATTAAGTAATGCAAACTTCTTAGGAAATACGGATACGGTAGGATTGAATTTTAGGGTGAACAATCGGCCTAGTGGAAGGATAGACTATACCTTGGGGAATACTGCTTTTGGATATGAGGCATCATTGGCGAATACAACAGGACTAGCTAATACAGCCATTGGAAGGGCTGCGCTGGCGGCAAATACAACAGGAGGGGCAAATACTGCTGTTGGGCTTGGGGCTTTAACTGTTAGTACCGTAGGTGTTGAAAACACTTCTATTGGATACACCTCTCTTCTGTTCAATACGACAGGAAGCTACAATACCGCAATAGGCAAGGGCGCTATGGCGGCAAATACGACAGGACAGTATAATACGGCAGTAGGGGAGGGGTCATTCATAACCAATTCGACAGGTAGTTATAATACAGCGATAGGGGCAGAAATAAATCCTGGCACAAATGTAAATAGGTCAATCGGAATAGGATACCAAGCTACTCCTTCATCCAACCAACTTGCCATAGCAGGCATAAGAAGTATTTCAATCCCCGGCATGACTTCTGGCGTAAACTATGTGCTGACGGATACAAGTGGAACAGGCGACTTTGTTCCAAGGGCTATTTCATACGGCACCACATATACTCCGGTAACAGGTGACTCGGTTGTGATTTCAACTCAATCCAACACAATTAACCCTGCTGGAACTATTGCCAATTTCACTATTCGTTTACCAGGCACACCTACGCCATGGCAGATAATAACTCTGACAAGCACACAGATAATTACTGCGCTGCATTGGAGTACGGCATTGAGTGGAGATGCGGATAGTGTAGAGTCACACGTTCCTACCGCTTTAACTGCTGGACAGGCTATTAAAATTCAGTATAACTCCACATTAAATAAGTGGCTAAACTATTAAGCAATGACCGTAGAAGAGGGCTACAAATGGATTAACTTTCTATCAAGAAAGCTGTTCAGCGGAGCGATAAAGCCGCAGGACTACAATATTGCCCTTTCAGCGGTAAACATCGAGTTCTTCAAGCTCAAGTTCGGACTACCAGAGGAGTACCAGATAGGTGCTCCTTTTGCGCGTCAAGCCTATGAGGTTAGTATGAAGATAACTGATGATGTTAAGCATTTGAGGAAGAGGGTGTTTATTCAAAAGAACTCAAGTGGCTTGTTTCCTCAACCTCAAGACTACGGTGATTTTTCTACGATTAGATATCCAGAGGTGAGTAACCCGGAGAATTGTAGTGAGAAGGTTCAGAATACATGGAGGAAGATTGAACCGGTAACAGACGAAGAATATAACTACCGATTGGGGTCAGCGTTACTTCGCCCTGTGTTGAAGAAACCTATTGTGTGTTTCGTTAATGGAGTATATGAAGTTAAGCCGGACGAAATTGATACAATATATTTCACATACCTAAGACTACCCATAACACCGGTTCGGAACTATATTTTGAATGCTAATGACGAGGATGTGCCTAATCCTAACGTTCCGAATGTGGAATTGGATTGGCCGGTAACAACACACACCGATTTTTATATACGGGTTGCAAGATATTTCGGAATTTATTTGCGTGATGATGAATTTGAAGCATACATGAAAGAGAGAATAGCGGCAGGACAATAATTCACTTATAAGTTAAGAAATGAACGTTACACAATTTCCAGAGTTAATAGTCGAAATGCTCGGTATCAACAACCACGATAAGGTTGATGATAGAGTTGTGCTGGCTATGGCCGATTCGTTCAGAGGTCAGTTGTTGGAAGAAATGTTTGCTTCCAGCGGAGGTGTAACGGGTGATTTCATTAAAGAATTTTCGGTAAGTGATATTAAGGTGGATGATTTCGGAAGAACATACATCAAGTTACCATGCGATGTTTGCCCGATTGCTAACAATGGCGCTTTCAGATTTGTTGGACCAGAGGAAGAAACGAATTGGATTCCGCTGAAGCCTGGTTCGATTGCTACTAACAACGGAACAGAAGTTGGATTGCTTGCCGGTAAAACGGGCTACTATCAACAGGGCGACAGATTATTGTTCAGATACTTTCCGGTACCGGCACCGAACAAAATACTTTTGAAGTTAGTTCCTAATTTGATTTGGTTGTTCGAAAATGCAAAAGATACAGAGTTGATAGGTAATGCTACGGTCGAGGCGAAGTTGATTAAAATGTGCTTCGATGCCTTGGTACCGAAAGCTCAGATTCCGGAGGATAAAGATAACAGCAACAAAACTACTCCATGATAAAGGATTTGTGGTACATAGTAAATTCTATTAAGCAAGATTTGGGCATTGATTCTAACAATCACGATGTTCAACTTCTGAAATGGGCAACGTGGGGGTTCAAGGATTTGGGGCTGGCTAATGTTATGCAGGGAAGTAGCATTATGACCGATAGAATACCGGTTATAACTCACCCTATCACTAAAGAGAAGTATATCAATATGCCCGAAGGGTTTATGGATTACTACAAGATTTCAATTTGTTACCGCGGCTACATCGTAAATCTGAACGCTAACGATAATATTTGTATTGCTCCTCCTAAATTGAATTGTTGTGGAGAGGAGTTGGCTCAACAAATTGACCAGCAAGCCGACAAGTGGGATGAAGAACAGGGCGGCAACTTGGTTAATTCCGGTGCGTGGTATGGCTATTGGAGTTATTTTCCTTACTTCAAAAATGGTCAGTTCGTGGCCGGTATGTATGGAAGGGGAGAAGGTGGTTACGTGGCTGGGTTCAAACTCGATTGGCAGACCAGAAGAATTGTCTTTGATAGGTATCTCAAGCATGACGAAATAATTTTAGAGTGGAAGTTCAACGGAATAAGCGAAAGAGGAAACGCTATTGTTCCGGATGGATATGAAGGTGCACTTACCGAATATGTTCATTGGAAGCGCGCACTCTACTCTAAAGACCCTTATGAGCACCGAGATTTCCCAGAGCATAAAAGACAGTACCAGCGTCAGGTAAAGAGGCTGATTGCGCGTAAGATGGCAATGACGATAGTGGAGGTACTTGACATTTACCGTAGTTCAATTCATCAAGCAGTTAAACGATAATGGCAAAACATCCTACTTTAAAGTTTTTGAGCGTGGGTGGCTTAGACATGGACTCGCGTGACAATGCTGTTGCTCCCGAAGATTATCGCAATGCCGAGAATATGCGCAACTCGGTTACTTACAAAGGGCAACAATTCGTTCCCTGTAATATGAAGGGTAACGTGTTGGTTGCATATAACCTTACGTCTGCCGATTGTCGTTGTTTGGGAGGGGTTGAGGATAAAGAGTTTAATACTATTCTGTACTTTGTCTGGTCGTCCGACAGTAAACACAAAATTCTCCGATACTATCCAACAAAAGTAAGCAACGGAAACCCTAACGGAGTAATTGAATTAGTGATTGAGTTCGATTTCCAATGGAGCAAAGGAGAAAGAATTACAGGGGTTGATTTTATTGACGGCAAACTTTTGTATTGGACGGATAGTATTAAGCCGAGAATGATTAACGCTATCAAAGGTAACAACGTAAATAAATTCAAGGACTGGACTGTTTACTTGCCCGTTTCTTATAACCAAGCATCTAACTTTCAAATTGTAGTTAAGGATATTGTTACCGGTGTATCTTTGGTTTCTCAACAAGTAAATATTCCTGGCGGCAATCGTGACGATGCTTTTATTTTTATAGCCAATACAATAAACAACGTAGGCAATCCAATACATAATTATTTATCAGCTGAAGCGTGTGACTGTAAATTGACCATAACCGAAAAGGCGGTTAATCATTACAATATTTTATTCACTTTACCGGACTTCAAAGTTGTTCCCGAGAATTGGTATGGTATAAATTTAATTGACCGGTTCTTCGATGCTTGCAAATATCCGAATCTCAATAATCCGTTGCCCGAGTACAAAAAAGACACGAACATCCTTTTCAATTTTGTCAAGAATAAAGTTTTGTTTTTTAGGGTAGGATATGATTACGACAACTTTGAAGAATCTGCATTAAGTCCTATTTCTAACGTAATTATAAACAACCTTAATTGCGAAGGAACCGTATCGCCATCTTACAACTATATAGATGTTGATTTCAATGATGTGAATTTACTTGACCATAATATCTGGGTTATCTTGAAAAAGGTTACACTATATGTCAAAGAACACAATGTAGGAAATTGGAGAGAAGTAATTGAATTAACTCCATGTGATTTCTTTGATAAAATTGGAAATAACGAAGTTGCTCATTATCCGTTTTACAACAATGTAAATACGCTTCCTGTTGCAACTACGTTTTCCGAAAAGGAATATGATAACCTTCCCCGGACTGCCAACGGTCAGAAATTCGCTAAAAATAAATTATCGTATGCGGGAGTAGTCGAGGGTTACAACGAACCAGATTGTTTAAAGGCAGATTACACGATTGATTTTGTTGACCAACCAAATCCGGTTCTGTACAAAGTAACTATACGATGCAGGGTTTTATCATTTGGACTCAATGATTCAGCACAGAGCGATGAAGGTAATTTCTTCGATGTGTTCCCGAATTTTAGAAAGTATCCGTTTTGGGAAATACCTACCGAAAATTATAATCTAAGAAGGGGGGGTATATTTCATGACACTTCTGTTCCAGATAATTTCGCTTTTTTCGGTGGTGGGCAGTTCGGCACCGGTGCCGGTGGAGATTTTGGAATTACTACAGGAGTAGACGATGCGACTGCATTTGACCAAAGATTACCAGAAGCAGGGTTTGTAATTTATCTCGCAGGAACTCCGCGGTTCGGCATAACAAGACAAATAACCACAGGATTGCAAAAGGATTTGAATGGTGCATTAGATACCTCAACCGCTGGCAATAGAACTTCAATAGGAAAATACTTGTATTGTGGAGGCGGTGGAACTTGCTCCGATTTATACAGCGAAGTTACATTATATCTACCGGCAGGAGAATATGTGGCAAGGGTGGCTTCTCATTGGTGCTCTTTTGGCGATAAGCTCGGGAAAGGATTTATGTACGATATATCTGCTGGAACCCAATACCAAAAAACATCAACGAATGTGTGGGGGGTTTTGAACAAGGATGGATTTACTTGGGATAAAGAGAAAGAAATAAAATTCACCGTTACTAATGCAGATATTCCATTAGCCGGAACATTTGTAATAATGGACTTAACCCCTCCGTTCACAAGGACATTGGCTCAATTAGCTTGGAAAACCGTAAACGCATACCTGTATGATGCTGTTGATGATAACGGGGATGAAATAACCGACCCTAACGCAGAAGGATTTGATGGTATTCCGATAGAAAAGGCGCTCGTTAAATATGATGCCCCGAAACCTGGTTCCGGTCAGTTAGATGGCGCCTATGATGAAATTTGCACTACTGACCACAACGGGTATTTCTTTGGAATCTGCGACAGAAATCCATACGGGTACAATTATCCATACCGACTTCTGTATGCTTGGCAAGTAAACAATAAGCAAATTTTGAACACTACCACGATGTTCATAGGTAGCTTAACCGACTTGTTCAAGAAAACTCTTTCTGCATTTGATTTTAATGGAACAAATGACTCTTCTGGAATAAATAATAACCAATTAGGAATTTACCTAACACATGGAATAGTGGTAGCAAATATGGGAGGTGCTCGAAAAAATTGCTCAACTATAGTTCGCGGTTCTGTGGTTGATTCAAATGGAAATTCGGTTGGTAATGGAACTGTTGTTTATGAATCCGGCAGAGCCGATATAGTTGATGAAGATGGTAATTATTCTTTCGTTGCCTTTGGGGATATGGTAACTCCTAATATTCCACACTTTCCTAATCAGCCGCAGATAATAACCGATAACAAAAATAGAGTAGTTGATGGTTTGATTTTCTCTTTGCCTGGTTCCTGCTTACCTATTTATCCTAATGGACAAGAGCTTTTAATTGCCATTGACCCGTTTGGAACAGGCGTGGGTCAATACAATCCGCTATTTCCATTCATCGTTCCAAATTTCATCATTGATGAACAGAGTGACCCAAAACAAAAGGCGCATAAGAGAGGGGGTAAGTATAAATACGTTGGCAGATTGTATGATGCCGCTGGGCGTTTTTGCAGTTGCTTTCAAGCATTTGAAATTTATGTGCCATTCATCACAGAGGACTTGCATAAAACACTTCCTAATCAATATCCTGCAGGTACGTTTAAGTATGGAAAGCCAACAATAAATTGGAGCATTGACCCGACAACTGTTTTTCCTTCGTGGGTTAAGTCGTTCCAATGGATGCGAACTAAAAACAGCGTTTATGGAAGATACCTGCAATGGATAGCGAATGAAGTAATTTACTTGAGCGCAATAGCCACTACTGCAACACCCGAGATAGAAACCAATCCTCAGAATCAAGATGCAGTTGCAATTAAAATATCCCTCCGCAACATAAATACTTATGCCGCCTATAATCCCAATAGCTTAGTTCAGTATCAATATCAAGCCGGTGACAGATTAAGATTGATTGGTGATAGATTTCTTAACCCAATTAATGGTCCGGTTGAGTTCGAGATAGTTGGATTTGATTTAGCGACACTATCGGTAATCATAAATGCAAAAAGCATACAGGCAGAAATAAAATCGGGAACCTTATTCGAAATATATAATTCCAAATCTGTTGAAACATTAGAAGAAGAAATATTCTATGAAGTAGGAGAGGTAATACCGGTGAATAATGGAGTGCTTGCCAATTATAGTGGCTCTTTTAAAAACGGAGATACATATTGGAGGGGAAGGGCGATTATAGTAAATGATGATGTAACCAATTTCAGTTCTTTTTATGAAGTGATAATTGAAGATGGAAATGTGTCTGATTTCTTTTTAAGCCCAGACCAAGACCTCGGCAGGACTGGAATAATTAGTGTAAGGTTCAGAGAACTTTATAGAGGTGGTTCATTCAGAATATCAGACCAATACATACCAGAAACTGGAATCAATGGCTTAAATCAATTCAATGATATTGATGATGTGGAACTTGGAACAGAATTTGGTCCAATTAGAAAGCTCGAAGTTTCTGGGTTTGTGATGGTTGCTGTTTGCGAGAATAAAATTGTTTCTAATTACTTGGGGGCGGTGCAAGGTGTAACGCCAGAAGGACAGATGAATGTTTCTTCTCAACAGGGTTATATAGGGGATTCAAGACCGCTAATAGGCGATTTTGGAACACAACACCCAGCAACCGTAGTAGAAAAAGATGGATGGATTTGGGGTGTTGATTTCGGAAGAGGCATTGCATGGAAATATGACAACAATGGGATAGATATTCTTTCGGACAAGAAAGCAATGACATACTTCAATGAGTTATCGCAAGCAGGAATATGGGATGCGGTAGGAGCGTTCGATTCATTCTATCAAGAGTATATAGTGGCGGCATGGAAAAATAAGTTCGACCAATCAGGATTATTCATAAACTATTTCAACAAGGTTCTTACAATAAGTGTAGCCGATGGGATGATTTATATTGATAATGAAGTTGTGGAAATATCACTTATTGATGTGGTGACCAGTGAACGAGTTACAGCAATGGGAGCGGTTACGGATGTGGCTGGAAACATTGTAAATATTACTTTCTTGACAGACCTTCCTATATCTCAAAACAATGCAGGTAAAACAGGTGTGATTACTCGGATGCGCGGAGAAGGTAAAACTATTGCCTATCAAAAACAAAAGCAACGTTGGACGACTTTTTACTCTTATCTCCCAGACAATATGAGTCCGGTAGGATTTGATTTAGTTACATGGAAGAACGGTCAACTTTATCTGCATGATGTAGGACCGATAGGAACATTCTACGGAGTTTACTACAAATGGAAATTGAAACTGTGCGCTTACATGCAGGGTTATCCGGTGCTGTTATGGTTGGCTGTGTATCTCGAGCAAAAACAGAATGACCAAGACAAAGTAAATAATTGGAGTGTGCCGGTTATTACGAATGAACTTAATCAGTTATCAAGAATAGTGAAACCAAGATTTGAAAAGTTAGAGGAGTATTGGAACGCATGGTTCGCCAAAGACCTTAATACTTTATCTGCGGCAATTCCTATTCTGGATGGCAAAGATTTACGTTCTTCTGTACTTGTTTTGGAAATGGAAAATGATGCAACGGAGAAGGCAGATTTAAGGAGCACGAACATATTAGTAACTGATTCATCGGGTAACACTTGATTTTTTAATTTTGCGATATGGTAGAATTTCAATGCTCTGGATGTGGATTGTGTTGCAAGCGGGTTGGCAAAGCCGTTAAGGGTGCAAGACAATGGATGTTGCAGAACAAAAAAACAAAGGCTTCTCCAATGACAAAAGCTATCGCATCGTTCCCTTTTAAGTTTAATGAAAAAGGGCATTGCGAAAAATTAGGAGAAGATGGAAAGTGTAGTGATTACGCGAACCGCCCTGATGTTTGTAATGTTGAAAAATCATTTCAGTTGTTTGGAGGCGACAGAACCAGAGAAGGTTTCTTTGCAGATAACGCCCGACTTTGTAACGAATGGATTAGAGGAGCGAAATTGGATGAAAAATTTTTAGTCACCGAAAAATACTAATTATGGTAGGCGCAATAATGGGAATGATGGGTTCGCTGATAGGTGCAGGTATTCAAGCATCTAACGAGAATCAACTTGCCGGTGAGCAAGGAAAGAAAGCGCAACAGTTTAGCAAGGAAGCCGGAAATGTTGTTGCCAAGAAGGTGACTGACGACCCAGCGTTTATACTGAAGCAATACTTAGCGAATAACGGGATGCCCGGACTTCAACAGTATCTTGAAACTATTGACGAAAACGAAGCGAATCAAATTGCTATCGGTAAAAAAAGTGCAAGTAGTGGAGGGCAGTTGATGTCTTTCATTGCAGGACTTCAAGGAAATGCAGATGCAAGCAAACGAAAACTTTATACCGATAACGCTTCTTACACAGCGGCACAGCAATCTAATTTAGCAGATACTCAATATGCGTGGCAGACAAATTACGATACGTTGGCGCGCATTGAACGAGCAAAGTTGAATAAAGTGGCAAGTCAGTATCAAGCCGCGGCAGATTTGAATAGAAGTGATGCCGATAGGATAGTAGCATCTATGTTTGGAAGTATTGGCTCTTCGCTTGGAACTACTTTAGATGGCATGAAAGATATTGGAACACAAGGGGGAGGAGTTACAATGGGCGCTGGAATGGGCGACAATCCATTTGGTTTCGGTCAATACGGAATGTAAAAATACACAAGATGATACCAGAAGGATTAGATTTCGACCCAGAAAGCAACTCATCGGCTAATGCCGCTGGCGCTAGTGCCGTTGTGCTTAAAGACTCTGGCGCTAGTGTTGTTGATTTGATGATGCTTTCTAATCAGCGTGTAGATGATTGGGCAAAGCAAAAGCAGGCGCAACAGGCGGCACAAAATAAGAAGCTCGGAGAAATGTTCAAGGATATCAAACTTGACTCCAAGGACATTCTGGATAAGGATGCTCCTGTTTTCGTTGCCGGCAAGAAAGCGATGGAGGATATGTACACAAATGCGCTTATGCAGGGTAATGACCCGGATAATCCTCGCTTCCTGCAGGATTACAACATGGCCAACAAAAAAAAGCGCGAACTTGAAACATGGCAGGAAGCTAGTGCCATGCACAAAACCCAACTTCTGGCCGCTGAAAAAGAGTTGTCCGAAGATGGAAAGGGTGACAAGCCAAGAAGATACAACTTCGATAAGTCCATGGAGGCTATGAGGAAATTCAAAGAAGCGCCATTGGAAGAAAGGTCAAAGACGGAGTTTCAGTTATTGGTCCCAGAGGATTGGGATTTGGATAACTACGTTAGGAATGATTTGCTCAAACCAGATGCAAAGTCTGGTGTAAATAAGTTTCAAGAGGTGACTTCCGAGGTTGTGCACGATAAAGAAAAAGGGGCGGACTACATAAAGGAGAAGCAAACGTATGGTAAGGACTTAGCCGGTGAGCGTCAGTATGAGTATAAAGAGGATAACGGAAAGTTTTCTCGCAAGTTGATTGATGATCCTAAAGACGATTGGCACCCAATAACTAAAACTACATACGACTTCGAAACAAAAAGGACAGGAGTTCAATACGATAAGTTCGTTACCCCAGAGCACGTTTACGATGCAGCTGAATACGCTATGAATAGTAATCCGAAGTTTAGAGATAGGGTATTAGGTGAATGGCAAGATATTCTAAAAAATCAGCCAGCAGGGGCACAGCAATACATTGATGCCGCGGCCTCTAAATCAGAGAAGACGGGTAGAATTATTACTCCCGAAACGCTGTATGCTGCACAAATGTACATTGTTCCTGTTGCGCAAGAAAAAGAACTTTCCAAGGATTTACGCATGAATGCTGGTGATATGGCGTTTAGAAAAGAGTCAGCCGCATTATACGGCAAAATGGAGGCTTCAAAAATGGTGATATCTGGAATTTTATCACAGGCCAAGGCTTTGTTTTCTGGCGAAGACGAGATGCTTGATGTAGGTGCGAATGGGACTAAGAAAGGATTAGCTTTTACCTTACAGCAATTCGGACCAAGGGCAAAGGCTGGTGTTATTGATAACCCTATTCAGCAAATAATACATACCACCTCATCTGATGGAAAGCCTATGCTTCTTATTCAGACACCTAGGTCAGTTGCCGCAGGCAAGGCAAACATAGCGAACATGACTATTCCTATCAGAACGGAGTTGGAGGCTATGGGAAAGGAAATGGAAACGGCTACACCGCAAAGAAAGGCGGTGCTTCAGCAGTTGATGGCCAACAAGCAGCAGGAGTTGGAGAAAATTGCAAAAATGCCTGGTTCTGGTTACCAGGCAATAACCGATTTGGGGCAGCTTATTAATGGTTTGGTAGTTGGTGAACCTGCTTATGGGAAGGATGCTGGACTTATGATTACAATGGCTCAAGAAATAGGGAAACAGAATAAATGGTTTGACGCGAAAAGCGGTACGTGGTCTGGTGTTGGATTGGCAAAGGGTCAGAACTATAAGAATTTGACGCTAGAGCAGTCAAAAGCTAGAATGTTAGAGGTAGATGCGAAGATGGCAGAGAATGAGGCTAAGTATAAGGCTCTGGGCAACTATACAGAATACTCTAATCCTAAGTCTGCCTCGTACGATGCGCGAAAGGCCTCTATTGCGGATGCTGTAATGGCAGAAAACAAGGCCTTGATAAAGGAAAAAGGAGAGTTGGTAAAAACTGTTGGGGTAAACGCTGCTGCTCCTAAGAAAACTTTTACTTTAGCAGATGTAAAGGCGGCAAATCCTAATTTCAAAGGAACGGATGCTGAACTAATTCAAAAATATAAAGCTAAAGGCTACGAAGTAAAATGACTCCAAACAACATACCGCCATCACTAGAAGAACTCGAAAACAATCATGTGCCATCGCTTGACGAATTGGATAAGCCACAAGGGGATTTTGAAGAGTTGCTAAAGGATAGGCCAAGGCAAACAACCGAAACTGTTACAGAAGAAGAAGTTAAACCTACTCCGGCACCTGTTGAATCAGATGAGGATAGGAAAAAGCGAGAAGCATTCGAGAAGTTGCCACCGGTTACTTTAGGGGAAGACTCTAAACGTGCCGGTGTTGTTGCGTCCGATAATATCGTTAAGCCGTCACCGGAAGTAGTTGAATCCAATAAGCAGGTTAAGCAGGCTGTCGCTTTGAAAGAGGCTAACGCAGTAGAGAGCATAGACGCGCAGCTCAGGGCTTATAACAAGGATGGCAACATAGCCTACATGGATGAGGAGGAGAAGGACGCTCTGAAAGAGGTTATGCGCAGGCAGAATAAGAATATCGAGGTTTTTGATAAGGCCTTTGAGTCTGCTTTTCAGATGGCTACTGACAGGTATGCTAAAAGTCGGAATAACGGAATATACAATGTTCAGATTGAGAAGTTGAAAGCGGCTAATCCGGATAAACCAGATGCCGTTTTAATGAAAGAGTTTGACGAGCAGCGTATCGAGCAGATTGCCAACTCTTCACTTACTCCGAAACAAGCAGAGATTTACAAGCTAATCAAGCAAAGGGAATCTCTTCAGCAATTTTTGGGTAAGGACTATACTAAGTCTGCCCAATGGAATGACTTGACCAACCAGATAAATGAGAAAAGAAATTCTCCTGACCTATACTCTACTGTTACCGGTGAATTGAGGAATAAAGACCCGAAAGATATCCAGCAGGAGGAAATGGTTGCTAAGAAAGCCGAAACCTACGCAAGAACCTACAAGGACAATGTGGGTAATGCTTTGGTGAAAACCGATTTAGCATTGAGGCAGTTGGATGAGATGTTGGCGGCAAGTTCATCTGTAAAGTCTGATGTAGAGGGTAAGACATACACCTACGCAGAGTTATCGAGTGCCGGCAATTTGCAACACTTATTCGCGGTTGGAGAAAATGCAAAACAAGTAGCGCAGGCGAATAAGTTACAGAAAGAGCGCGATGATATCTACATGGAGAGAGAGGCGCTGAAACAGGCCTATCTTTTAAATAAAAGTTCATTCTACCGTAGTAGCGATGGGTTCTGGGGTTCTTTGGCCGGATCTCTTGTTAAGGATGTTCCAGGCGGAAAAGAGTGGTTAGCGAACAACTCTGAATCTACCTTTGCAAAGGAATTGTCAAAAGCATCTAAGACATCTGGCTTGGAAACAAACAAGCTAATGGACAAGGCTACGGAAAACTTCATGCTTGAAAGTATTGGAGAGGGAACCGGTGAGGGTTTAAAGTTGATCCCTAAACTGATATTAGCAGGTGCCGCGGTTGAGTCTGGTGCGGAGATAGCAGGTTTGAAGTCTGCCCAGAGGGTGCTTCTTGAAAGCCCGAAGATTATTGATAAACTGTTTGGTCACTTGATAGGTGCGACAGAAGAGGCGGTTAAGTTTGAGATGGCCGCTGGTGATGCAACCGGTGGCGCTGGTTTTTATGCAGGTCAACAGGCGTTCAGTAAGTTTGATTTGCCGTATGCTCCAACAGGGTTCTGGGGTTCTGCCTTAAAGACGGTTGCGAACTATACTGTTAGGAATGGTATTGGCGGAGGCGCTGCAGGTATGGGCGGTTCTGGTGTGGCTAACGCATTGGTTCAGTCGTTGACCACAAACAAGGACTTTCAGACTGCCATGGACGAGCATTTTGGCACCGGTAATGATGTGCTCAAAACTTTAACTACTGATTTCTTTGTCGGGATGGCTCTTGGTCTGGGTTCTCCCAAAGCTCTAATAAAAGAGTTTGGCGAAACTAGGGCAAAAGCGAAAGTTGCTGGATGGCAGAAGTTGGCAACTGATTTGGATTCAAAAGGATTTGCTGCGGATGCTGAACAGGTTGCTGATGTTGTTGCTGGGTTTGAGGAAGAGGCTAAGCCAGAAGCAGAAGTTAAAGCGCCTGCCGAAGAGAAAAAGCCAGAAGAAAAGCCGACAGAAGAAGAAAAACCGAAGCCAGAGGTTAAAACAAGGGCAAGTGAACTAGAGGAAGTTGCTCATGTGATTAACCAAGTTGACAAGAAGAAGTTGGAAGACCAGATAAACGCTCGATACGATGCGGAGGAGGCTAAGCAAAAAGAGGAGGGGAAGCCTACTAATCTCATCAATATCAGGAAGGACCACAAAAGCCTAGTCGGTGCCGACAAGGTTGAGGAGCACCAAGCCATTCCGGAAGGGACGTTCAAGGGATATGAGGATATGGATTTCTCCGTAATCAAAGCCCAAAAGGACGGAGCTTTGCCAGAGTTTCAAGTTGTAGAGAAAGGGACAGGAAGTGTTCTGACACAAGGCGACTACTCACCGGAAGCGGCTATTCGTACGGCAAAGGAAATGCTTACCCGAATTGACAGGCAGAAGTTCAGAGAGAAGGTGTTCGGTTTGGAGCAGTTGAATGACTCTAAGTTCATCAACTCTCTTCCAGATGAATACACGCCAGAGCAGAAAGCGCAGTTGCTGGATGAGGCTGCTCAATACAGGAAAGAGGGATTCGTAAAAGAGGCGGAGCAAAAGGAAAAGCAGGCTACCGGTAAACTAAGGCCGGGTAAGTCATTTGAAACCCCAGAGGACTTCAAAACAAAGAGGGAGCACGCGAAAAAGTATTTGGAGGGAATGGTTTCGGAGAGGGAGAAGAGGGCTAAGATGAGTCGTGGCGAGGTTGTAGAAACTAAACAATACGAACCGGTTTCGCCAGAAAGTGTTGATGAACTCCTTGGTACAGGATATAAGAAACCCGATTTTGTTTCCAGCATTCCTACTGCTATCAAAGAAAGATACACCGATTTTAAAAATAAGGTGGAGCAGATAAAGGCGAAGTATGGATATGTCCCAGGTGTTGAGATTCGTGCGAATGGGGAAACCTATTTGAACAACGACCCTTTAGCATTGATACAGCGGTGGGCTAGGAATAAGCATAACGTAGATTCTGGATTTGCTTTTGGTGACAAGGAAAGGGTTGCTGCGGATGAGCAGAAGATGAACGAAACCTTTGACTTAGCCGAAAGGGAGGTGCAGGAGATTTGGGATAAGTATATGCCGAAGGAAACTTCTATTGAGTCTAGTGTAAAACCTGTTTCTGATTTAGAAGCTAAGAAAGCTGATATAGAAAGAAGAAGACAAGAAGAATTAGAAATTGTTAAAAATA